TTAAGAGGCTTTCTGATTAACGCCGCCGTTAAGCAGCCATGAGTCGACTGCGGAGCGAAGATATGCTTTCGGCCTGGTTCGAACTGGCATGGGGAAGTTGTACTTGTTGCAGTAGTTCCACATCGTTGTACGGGATGTGATATGCAACTTCTCCATGACCTCATCCTCTTTGATAAGGGCTGTGTCAGACATAGTTACCTCGGTAGATAGATGGGGGAGGTTAAGACTTGAGAAAGAGAATCCAGTGAGTTTTGTCACCCTTTCCAGTACGCTGCCAGATCGTTGGTTTTTGGTCAGTTAGCTCGATGACGTGCCGAACAGGAATTTGAGTTTCATTCCATTTGAATACCAGCGTGCCTTGTGGACGCAGCACTCTAAATGCTTCGGAAAATCCCTTTCGGATATCTTCTCGCCAACCATCCCTGTCTAGCACTCCGTACTTTTTTCGCATCCATCCATTTTCTCCAGCACGATCAAGATGTGGTGGGTCAAAAACAACTTGAGAGAAACTATTATTGGCGAATGGAAGGTGACGGAAGTCTGCGATCACATCTGGGGAAATATTTAAAAGACGACCATCGCAAAGGACATGCTCCTCACATCGACGGTCTGAGAAAATGGCCCGGTCATCTTGCTTATCAAGCCAGAACATCCTTGACCCGCAGCACATGTCTAAAATTGTTGTTTCACTCATGATCTAATCTCCTTTCTTCCCACCTATCGACTGACAAACCACATTAAGCCATAGCCATGCCCGGCCACGATGATTTGCGGGGATTAGCGTGGCTATTTTTGTTGAGTGCTTGTCGAGAATCTGTCGGTAGGTGAGAGTGTTTGATTTGCTGAAGTATTCGTTAAGTGCCGCTCGGGCTGTGCTGTTTATCGCGTTTTGAGCTTCTGGCGACATTCTGTCTCTCCATGCAATCCATCCACACCTCACGGGCCAGAACGCAGCGAGGAATACTCCAGATAACGCTGCGCTTCCCCGTCACCCCGGCGTATGTGATTTCTTCGCTCATGTAAGCTTCGAATGATTTCTCTGATTCAGTCATCGCTCACCTCTCCCTTTCGATATCCAGCATCATAAAGTTGAGCGCAGATATCGTAAATTGCATAGCCGCAGGGCTTTGGAGTGGATGCCATTTCAGCAATCGCATCCTCACGCCTGCGCTCTGCTTCGGTGCGGATAGGGCGGAATTCAACTTCACTTAACCCATAACTCACTTCCCTGGTCGACAAACGGACAGCGACGGTTTCTACGCCGATGAACAGAATTTCACAACTCAACCAGTTACCACCGCACCAAGAGCGTTCACACATAGCTCCCACTGGCGGCAAACCCTCGCCATTCCACGATGACTGCTGTGCTGCGAGGGCGGCTTCGTATTGCTTTCTGTTAACCTTCACCTCAGCATCATGATGTTGAGGTCTATGGTCTTCGCTTAACTCATCGTGAAACCACCCCCACACCCCAGGCCGCATTAATCTGTCGTAGTCCTGCCATATTTCGTCAACACCTTCAGGCCACCCACCACGCTTAGGTAGCTCATTCACCAAAATATCAATAAGCTTCATGCTACAGCCCTCTGTGATTTAGCCCTCTGCCACTTCTCGTCATCCTCGCGACACTCAGCACAGCAGTAGCTCGTACCCGGCTGTGACTGTTCGCCACAATCTGCGTTCCGGCATACTGGCGATGGTGGCTCCGGTACTTTGCGATTAGCCAGCGCTATCTCAACAAGATGCTGCTCACGTGCTGCTGCTTCATCTAAAATGTCTGCATACATGAGATTTCTCCGTAATTTGGGCGTAAAAAAAGCCGCATTAGCGACTGTGTTTTGCTGATTTGGTTTTACTGTTGAGGCGTGGAATAGTGAGTAATAACCGTGGTCTCCGCGCCGGGCTTCGCCGGGTCAAAGCTGACATGCGGCATGCTGGCCGCTGGCGGGATTGTGTAGAGAGGGACAACGGAATACCCAACATCTCCTTCTTCGCGAAGCTCATTTAAATAATCCACCACCCCCGCAAGTAGACCGCCGTCACTATCAACGCACACATCATCAAAGTGTGCATTCCCGTCGCAATCAGCAATTGCGTACATGAAAGGCTTTTCATACGCATCCATCACCGTCAGCAGGGCGCGTAAGGCCGTAATTACTTCATCATCTTTCACATCGCAATAACATTCTTCATCGTACTGCGCTACAAGTTTCTCCAGCCGCCCCCGCCCGCCGATCTGATCAATAAGTTCGTTAATCATGCCCACCACCACTCGATTACTAAATGACCCAGCCAAATTGACCGCATTGGCCCATCAATCCACGCAGAAAAATACTGCCACTTTGATTTCTTCTGCCACGACATAGCTAACCACCAGCCACCATGTTTTCCTGGGATGCGAATTTTCATATCTTCCGATCCCACTTAACGCCAGCTGCATCGAGTGCTGCAAGCCATTTAGTATCGTGTTCCTGAATAGCTTCTTTAAGCCATCCGATACACTCCGTGCCTGGCAACTCAACAACCTTCTGCCCCTGTACATTCAGACTGCTAATTCTCTCCGCAACCTGTATCGCCCAGCGCCCAGCATCGAAAAACAATTGTTCGTTCTGATATTCAAAATCATCTGGATAGCACCCCGTGTCCTCACAAAATTCGTTCCATACATGTTGCATGATTTTCATGATTTTCTCAGGCGGCAACACGGCAGGCTGTGCGACGGTGTAGAGTTCTTTTAGGTCTGTTACCTTACCTGTTTCAATCATCCATTCAGCTGGCCGCTCTTTTGATAGCTCATCTCGCCAGTTCTGGAATCCCTCGCACGTCTCACAACCAGCATAGCGATATGCATATGCAAACGGCTCACCCGCCGCAGCATCGCGCCGCGCGAGTTCGGCCTCTGCTTCTCTGCGCTTCCTGAATTGCGCCTTTCGCTGGCTTCGAAGATTAAATTTTGACAACTCAGCCATATGCAGTTGATGCTCAGAATTTGCTAGGCGTTGCTTCAGCTCGTCGCGCTCACGCCTCAGTTGCTCATTCTCTGCGAGTAAATGGTTAGCATAATTAGTGGTGTCAAAGCTCATGGCTGCTCTCCTGCACGGATGCGGGCGCGTACTTCATCTGCATAGTCGCGCTTGAACTCGGCTTCATCAGCATTCGGCAGGAACTCTACAGCAGAAAGAACGGCACCGGATATGTCATGCACCATCGCGGGGGTGTCATCGATAAACCCTGACTCCCACGCCGCTAGTATCCTGTTTGCTGCGAAGTGGATACCCTCTGCGCGTGCCAGCGCCCGCAGCTGCCCCTGAAGCGCTGCGACCTCCGCTTCCAGCTTCATATAATCTTCTGCTCGTACCATGTCGATAACAAACGGATCATGATCGGTCGTATCGTGAAGCAGGCTTCTGTCAATTCCATATAATTTTGCTTTCATATCTATCTCCCGCCGACCGCAGTCAGCCAGTTAAATCCGATGATGTAATCCAAAAGCCAGCTTTTATCAGCCTGGCTCTACGTGCTGCCGCCTCAATACATGCCTGGCGTTGTTTGTCGCCACGGTCTCGCAAAGAGTTAATGCTGACGACGATTGTTTTATTCGTTGCCGCTGTCGACGTGATGCGCCGGGGATTTCGAACCAGCGTGTAGAGCCTGTCTCGCTGCCCGGTTTCCTCGTCGATATACCATTCTCCCGCTGATATTTCGGCGGTGGCGCTGACGAGGTGTCTTTGTGCATTGAGTTGCCGATGAATACTGCGGAGGGGTAATTTTGTTGCCATGTGGAGCTGACGCCCTGTCATTGGCCCTTTGCTAAGAAGCCAGATGGCCTTTTCCTTTAGTCCATCATTGGGGCCGCCGCGACCACGGCGGTACATTGCAATTTTCTTCATCATTAATCCTGTCTTACTGCGCCACCGAGACCATAATGCGGCGTGTGGTAATCGAGATAAGTGGTGTCCATTTCGTAAACGATGATTTCCGGGCGTCGAGGGTAAAATGCGGCCTGCTCTGCATAGCGACGAGTCATCAGCCTGGCTGTGCGCTGTGACGCCGACAGTGTGTTGATGCGAGGGTGTGGCTCTCCGGCTTTCAGCGCCATCCATGCTCTCCCTGCGTCCCACGCTATGCTTTCAATCTGACGCTCCCTGTCAGTCATTCGTGAAGCTTTGTAGCGGTACGATGCCCGCCGATATTCCGGCAGGCGGGCGCAATGCTCCTGTTGTTCAGGTGTGAGTTCTCTCATTTGAATTCCTGCCGGGGAGGGATTAAGCGGCTTGCTCTAATTCAGCCTTACGGATGTCGTAAACATCTTTGGCCTGCGCCTGTTGCTCTGTGCCGCGCAGTGTTCGCCACGCCTCCTCAAACGCAGGCTTTAGCTCTTCTATTGAATGGGCTGATGTTGCCAGATCTGTGAAGTGCTTCAGTGCTTCCTCATGCGGGTTTACACCCGAATCAAGCCAGCTAAGTAGCTTCTTGCCGGTTTCCTCTGACAGAATTACTGGATCAGCATTGGAGAACAGCTTTGTACGATCCTTCGTCGCGCTTGCGTGATGCGACTCATGCACCAAGTCGAGAACGGTAGTGAACTCATATTCGACCCCATCGCGCTGCTCTGACTTCATGCCGAGTTTCGCTACCTTCTTTCGTCCGTTCTCTTCCACCTGGGCTGTTTCCGTTTTGCTTCGCATGGTGGCGATTACATGCATATTTGTGCGCAGGATGGCATCAAGGAACGCGCGATGGCGTGGGTTAATATCACTCCACGCTGACCAAGAGTTACCGCGATACTTTGCTTTTGCGATGGTGTCAACAAGCTCCAGACACCCACCAATCCCGGCCCATTCATGCGTGATACTGTCTATAACGATGCAGTCGTATCCAGCTTTTTCAGCTGCATTAATGGCCTCAATAAAGCGCTCAGGGCTAAATGGTGGCTCCAGTTCCAGTACGTCGAAATCAGCAATATCAGAGTAAAGTGATGCGCTTCCTTTCTCGGTATCAACTACTGCAATCTTTCCGCCAATTCCTTTGGCAATGAGTAGGGCGCTGTATGTTTTCCCTGACCCGCTCGGCCCGGTAAGAGCCAGCCGTAGCTTGGCTTTCTTTCTCATGGCTTTTTCAAATTTCATTTTATTTCCTCAGAAGGGCGGATTGCCCAAAAAGAACATTTGGTTGAGTTTTTCGCATCTTGCACAGTTCAATGCAGCTTTTTGCTGCTTGCTCCATCCTTTGCGCCGGTAATAGAGTGCGTCAGTGATGAAGCCACGCCGCCTACTGATGCTTTCCTGAGTGGTTCTTGCAAGTTGGCTCATGGCCGACCCTCCGCTTTGAGGAATTCCACCAACTTATCCAGCCAGCTCTTGCGCGGTGGCGGGGTGAAACTGGCGCTGTTTAAGATGTTGGACGAGTGAAACTGGATAGATTTGAATGCGTCAAAATCGGAGCCACCCACACGGGTAGCCCCAGCAAATGAAAGTTGCATGGGTGGTTCCTTTGAATTGAATTGATTAGTAGGTGATGCTGGTATGCGGGATTGAGTTGTTCATAAGGGCTTTTAGTGTGGCGATAGCCTGTTCACGATTTAGCCCTGCGTGTTCCATGAGGCCTTTTACAACATCTGTTCCGACTGCTTTCCGATGCGCTTCGTTGGCTGCACGTTTCGCGGCTTCATCGGCGACTCGCTTCTCTTCAGCCAACCGTGCTGCTTCTTTTTGTTCGGTTTCACGCTTAATTCGGTCAGCTTCTTCCTGGGCTTTTCGCTGCGCTAATTCGATGGCCTGCTGCTTTTCCCTTTCTGCCTGCTCACGCGCTTCCTTTGCCAGTCGCTCGGTGCGTTCCTGCGCCTCTCTGGCTTCGCGTTCTGCACGTTCCTGTGCTGCGATGCGTTCGGCCTTCTCCTTTTCTGCCTGAGCAATCAACTGTGCTTCACGCTGTGCGGCCGCCTCCCGGTCACGCTGCGCCTTTGCCTTTGCTTCCTTCCACGCCTGCTCAATTGCCTGGCGCTTAATCTCTTCTTCATGAGCTATGCGCTGGCGCTCTGCTTCGGCTTTCGCTCCAGCAGCGTCGCGGTCAAATTTATCGTTCAGCAGCAGGGCTATTTCGTGATCGGATTCGAAACTTTCACGAGCTGCTTTATCAAATGCTTCGTTATCAGCCAGGGCTTCTGTGTGCCATTCCAGCATCTGCTGCTCGGCCTTAATGCGGTTCTGTTCGGCTTCCCACTCAGTAAGCGGAAGTCGCACTTCATCGCGAAGCGTGTCGCACTCTGTGACAAAACGCCGTAATTCTGCTTCAGCGGGCTTTACCGATTCTTTCAAGTGCCGGAGATAGTCACGGCCTGGTTTCTCAATCAGCGTCTTACTGCGTGACACCTGCGCAGCAAGTGATGCCACCCGGGCGCGACCTTTCGCCGTGGTCAAGTCAGGCACCTCGTTCACCTGTTGACGAATCAGCTCAAGGTACCGTTCAAGGCCGTTGGCAACATAAAGGGAAGGGGCTTGCTCAGGCTTAATTTCGAGTACAGCGATCTCCGTGGTATCAGTCATGACCACTCCTGTTAATTGGTTATTCACATGTCGGCGCTGCCTGAGCAGGCAGCATTGCGAGTTACTATCATGGTGTGCTCCTGGCAATAAAAATCCCCGCGATTACGAGGCTGCTAAATGAGTCCGAGCTCATAATTAAGCTCGTCAAGACATTCCTTGTCCGATTCGAAGAAGTAATCCCACGCCTCTTGGTCAGCATGACTTCTAACCAACTGCCACTTCCATCCACCAGTGTGCTGGGCTCGTCTAAAAGTTTCTGTAATTCGGTAGTGCTCATTTTCACCTCGCCGTCACAGATTTAGCTGGTTTACGATGCCCGGCTGCATACAGCGCCACATCTGGCAGGCACATTGCCCCGGTCTCTTCTTTCACATCACGAACACTCGGCCCGTTGATTGCTCTTGCTACTTTCGGCGTACAGCCTTCTGACAGCTTCGTGAATGCTGCTTCAAGCTTCCTTGCCATTAATCTGTCAGCGTCACACAGAGCTTTGTACGCTGCGTAATGCTCACCACGTTCACGCATCCGGCGTGACTTACTGTTGTTCTTTGTGGGTAGATAGCTAATTACCGTCATTTTCACTCCCGAATTCTTTGGCTAACATGAAGATATTGTGCTGAACCTTTCGCATAGCGAACTCACCATGCAGCTCAATCGCCTTTTTGTTATATGACTCAACGGCAAGCTTTTTTTCTTTAAAGTTGCCAATGTGAATTCGTTTCGAACCTGATTTAATGTATGAAGTCCAAGAGCGATCTTTTGTTGAGTACCTGACACCCACATAACCACTCTTGTTCGCCCTGGTAAGGCCGATGCTTTGATTATTTTGACTTCGAGTAACCTCTCGTATATTGGTTATCCTGTTATCAATCCTGCATCCGTTGATGTGGTCTAGGTGCATGGGCTCATTGCCGGTAATCATCTTCCAGATGATTCTATGAAGCGTGTAAAGTCGCCCATCAACACGAACCATCAAGTACCCACTTCCACCTACTGTCCCGCCGCTCTTGTCAAGTTTTCGAGAGCCCTTAGGCTGCCTCCACCACACAAGCCCCGTATCAGCGTCATACCTGAAAGTTTCGAGCAGAAGCTTTTGGGGTGGCAGCGGTATTCGCTTTGACCTGTCTTTAGTCATGCTTCCTCCAAGTAATTCCAGCTATGCAGGCTAGCCAGCCCACATAAATGTTTCACTTTGGCCTACCGCAAGCGGCGGTAGAATTCCTCGTTGTTAAAGAGCGTGACGTGCATCGTGTTGATGAGATGGATAATAGCTTTGGCTATTATCCATGTAAATAGCTATGACTATTATTTGATAGCCTTGTATATTATTTTATTGATAGTTAAAGGTATTTATTTTTTAACGTGTCAAAAATTAGCGCGTTTGAGAGGCTGTGTTGGGTGAAATTTAATCAGAAATGGTTGTGGGAGATTGATGGAAAGAGGAAAAAGCGGCATTTATCGCTGGTGAGATAGGCGGTGCGGTCGTCGATCTGATAGTGCAGGGGATTTCATCAACATGGTTGATAGCCTGGAGGCAAAGATCAGAACGGTAGGCAACACGATACACAAAGGGGTGCTGCGAGATGCTGCGAGATGCTGCGGCGATGGTGAGGAAGGGGAGTTGATTGCAGGTGCCTTTCGGTCATGCTGCTTGATAAATAAAGTATCGATGAAGGGGGTGATCGGCGTCACCACTGGTTAACTGTTTACCATTAGTGACATCGTTAACCGAAAATTGGATCGCCGATAGGCTCAGGCCACATGCGGGTTTGCAGGGAATTTTTAGCGAAAAATGTACGTGCAGTGGATCACCAGAAAGCAGGCACAAAAAACCCGGCGCTAGGTTATGCTGCCAGTCTTTTTATCCATGATTCTCTTTTCGAGAAAGGCAGGACATGGCTAGATTCATTAAACAATAAAGAAAGTTGCTGCATCTGCTCGCCAATCGCTTCACTGTCCACGATGACAAAGCGATTGTTAAGTGCATCGTTGGCGTTCTTTAAATCAATTAGTTTGCCAAGCAATGAGTATGCACTGTTCCAGCTACCACCATGCTTTACACTGGAGGTGAAGATATACTTTGGATCAGTAGTTTTTACCGTAACTGGGATGGTAATTTGGTGCCCACTCATACCAGTGACGTTATCTTTAAGTTGCAGCATTCCTTTAGGCAAGGAATGATACAGAAAATCAATAACAACGCTTTCAAATCTCTCAGTGTGGACAGGTTGATGCCAGTCTACTGACAGCGTAGATGCTAAAATACCTGCCCTGATTATGTCAGCAGTAACGTTGCCGATATTGTTTTCTGTGGCCCATCCGATAATCTCGCCGCGGTCATTTAGTTCAGTTCCTTCCCTGTGGAGTAGGAAGCGAATTTCTTCAAACCGTTTTTTTGTGATCGAGATGCCTCGCGCTTCCATATTCATTAAAGCGTCGCACCGATCGCTAATCAGGAAGCGTCCGTTTACCTCTCTGACAAACGCGCCAACATGCTCCCCATCGTCACAATAAGTGAATGGGCTGATAATTCTCATGGTTTCGCCAATTGGATGGCATTCGAAACCAAGTTGTGAAATCACCGTTGAGCACATCATAAGCCTAGTCCTATCTGTCCAGATTCATCCTCAAGAGGGATAGGTAATTTACCTGTGTAAGTAACGTTTAACTGTTTGCAAAAGTAGTCCCAGTATCCTACCAGGTCGTGGGGTTTTATGTCATCGATTATAGGGAAACCAATCTTTTCACTATAGTACCCCGCCTCTTCGTAGTACACATGATAGTGAGGCCCGAAGACGCTGTCTTGATAGTCTGGTCGATCAATTTTGTAATTGTTTTTATGCTTATCAAATGGATAAGTATCAACTGCAAAAACTCTCTTTTTGTTGTACAAGGCAACAATGTTGATTTTGGGATAAGACGTTTCAGGAAAAGTGTGGGACTCATGATCCGGTTTCCACTGAAGAAGAAATGAGAGGCCTTGAATGGGTATCTCATCTTCATCCGATGGAATAACTTGTAACTGCAACCACAGGAGAGGCCTGCTAGGCGGCGGTTTAACGCCCCACCTTACACCTGTAAAATCTACCCTTTTTGCGCAATACAAAACATGGTCGACTTCGGCCTGACTGGGGAGGTAATCATCTGATTTAGCCACAAATTATTCATCCATTATCATTTTTTTATCCTACCCGAACGCCTCTCCGGCCACTGGGCTATCAGAGCTTGTTATATTTCAGTGACTCATGGATCAGCGCCTTGCCCATCACGTAAAACTGATACTGTGTGGTGTCAGTCACGTACCATTTTTCATAGGCTGGGTTGTCGGATAAAACCGCGAGTTTTTCTCCCTGCATCTGCAATCGCTTAACGTGGAATGTTTTTCCGTACACGAAAGCATAGACTCCATCAGTTCGAAAATCTCTCACGGAAACATCAAAGAACAACCTGTCACCGGAGTTAACGGTAGGTGACATGCTGTCCCCGTCAACTGTCATTACCTTCACATCATCAGCTGCTCTATTACCAAACAGTGACCTCGCGTGCTCTGAGGTAAACTCAATAGCGTGAAGCACCTCAACAACATCAGAAAGCATGTATCTTCCTGGCCCTGCACTGACTTCCAGATCTAGAACGTCCACCCTGTAGATACCGTCCTTGTTTGCAACCTCAAATTTTATTGGCTCTTGTCCATCCAGCCTCATTGGCCCATGGCCAGAAGAAAGCCACTCAGGCCTAACGCCAAGCACCCGGGCTATGTCTACAGCCCGTTTAGAACCTTTGGCTCCGCCGCTAACCAGCTTCCAAACACTGGGTTGAGCCATGCCGACAGCCTCAGCAAGCGCTCCCTGAGTTATATCAGCCTCTTTCATCGCAAGGGCCAGTCGTTCTGAGAATGTCATTTTTTCCATAAACTCATTTTATAGCTACGGCTATTTGTCTTTCAAATAGCTTTGTCTATTTACTTTCTTAATAGCCAAGACTATTATTGCAGTTAAAATCAAGGCAGGAGCTATTTATGGTCAACAAAGCTATTAAGTCTGCTATCGACTTTGTAGGCAGCCAGCAGAAACTGGCAGAGGCCTGCGATGTTAAGCAGCCATCAGTATGGGCTTGGTTGCACGGGAAAAAGAAAGTATCAGCTGAAAATGCAAAACGCATCGAAAAGGCGACAAATGGAATCATCCCTGCTTACCAGATCCGACCTGATTTAACTGACCTGTTCCCTCATCCGAACAAGGCAGCATAAGCACTACCGCTCTTTAAAATCCGGAACCGCTCCGCCGCTTGTGGGGCAAAACCAATGTGGCACCCCGCGGGGTGCGCACGTAACTAACTTACTAATCAACAAGGACAAGTATTAACGATGGAACACGCAAACGAACGCAAATCAGGAAGTATTGCATTTATCGGACGCCATCTGCTGGCATCCGCGCACCACGCTTTAACTAACACACGTCAGTCAGTCGTCGCAAGGCTGCTTAACGTAGCTGATTCAACGGTTCTTCGTCGCACAGAAAAATACCCGGAGATTATGGAAACTCTCGCTGCCTGCGGTGTAGAGGATTTTGTGATGTCCGGGGAAAAGAAGATGCCGCTGGAGCACTACCGGCATCTGATCTGGATACAGCTTGAATACTCACGGCTGCAACTGGAAATGACAAAAGAAAAGCCGCAAGAGAGCACGAACTCTTTTGCGGCCTGATAGCAATTAGCGATCACTAATAACTGGAGAAAAGTATGCCAGGAATACCTGTGTATGTAAACAGTGGCGGGGTGAGTGAGCCTCTCACAATAAATACCGAAGCTTTGACTAACGTACCGATGCCCGATGACATGCGTCTTTCGGGATGGGTATACATTTTATCAAATGACTATATGCCAGACGTATACAAAATCGGCATGACAACCAATGAGCCTGAGCTTAGAGCAAATCAAATATCTCAGGGAACGGGTATTCCGTTTCCTTTTGCTGTTCATGCAGCCTATTACTCGGAAAAACCCCATCATCACGAGTCGATTATTCATGACTTATTAAAACAATATCGCATCAGCTCAAACCGTGAATTTTTCCATTGTTCACTAGAGGTTATTGAGGATGCATTTTCTGGGGAAGGCCTGGTAGAGAGGGGCACTCCGCTAGAAGTTATTGCGGACACTTATGATGTGATCTGTCTAGAAAAGGCCGAGCCGTGGTCTCTTGATGCCCTACTTGAAGATATAGGCATCACCGTATTTGGCTGCAAGTACGCAGCCATTAAAAGGCTGGTTGAGATAGCCGGTGAAAGCATTACAAAGCTAAACCGCTGTGGGTGCTCACTGCTCATTAATAAATCGAGCGCCACACCAATCCTGTCGTACACAACTCAATCTATGCGGGCGCATGAGAAGAAGCTCAATGAAGCTGGAGTTTATGGCCCAAGCAAACCGTGGAGTTTTTAAATGGCCAGATCCAGGAACATCAAACCAGGCTTTTTCACTAACGATGAGCTGGCCGAATGCGATCCATATGCGCGCCTGCTTTTCGTTGGACTGTGGACTATTGCCGACAAAGAAGGGCGCTTAGATGACCGCCCTAAGAAGATTAAAGCGCTTGTACTTCCTTTCGATAACGTCGATTGCGATCTGATGCTACAACAACTTCATCAACGCAATTTCATCACTCGATACTCAGTAGAGTCGAAGCCGTTCATCCAGATTAACAACTGGAAAAAGCACCAGAACCCTCACTGCAAAGAAGCGGCAAGTGAGATACCAGAACAGTTAAAGGAAGTTACCGCACCTGAAGAAGAACCGGGAAAGAATGGTGCAATGTCAGTACAAAGTGATGAATTAGAAGTGCAACCTATTGAAAATAATAGAGCACCAGAAAAGCACCATGCTAGTACCGTGCAAGAACAGCACGAGAACAATTTAAATCCTGCTGATTCCCTTAACCTGATTCCTGATTCCCTTAACCTGATTCCTGATTCCCTTAACCTGATTCCCTATAACACCCAAGCCGCTGAAGCGACTTGCGATAGCGATATTCAGGCAACCGTTCATTCCATGTCAGGCCGCTATGCATTCGAGGGAAATATCGTTCGTTTAAATCACAAGGACTACGAAGCCTGGAAGCTGCTTTATCCGAACATCGATTTGAACTACGAACTGCAAAAGCTTGATATCGAATTCACTCACGAAAAGCCGAAGAACTGGTTTATCACTGCCAGTCAGAAGCTTAGTTATCAGAACAAGCACGCCACCCCACGAACCTCTACGGCTTCACGCCGAGTGGCAAATGAGAACTTTGCTGCTAAAAACTATGGCACCACGGATACGCCATCTTGGATGGAGGGATGATGATGGGATACCAGCAAGAAATCGAAACCCTGCAAGGCAAGATTCGCAACCTTTCCGAGCCGCCAAAGAAAATTGAGCACACTGAGCTTAATGTTGTCACCGCCTACTGTGACAAGCACGGTGAGTTTGAGCAGCGCCAGCGCAAGGCATCCATTGGCAACCTGGTTACTAAGACTGAATGCCCTGAGTGTCTGAAAGAAAAACTACTCGACCTGAAATTGAAGCAGGATCATCAAGACGCCCGGGAGAAATCAGGGAAAATTAAGCGTCTCATGGATAATTTGCTTCTTCCAGAACGATTTGCTCACGCCACGCTGGATAACTACCACGCTGTGAATGAAGACGCTAATCGCTGCCTGAAAATCTGTAAGGCCTACGCCAGTAAATGGCCGGAACGGCTTAAGCAGGGCGGCGGGCTGGTAATGTGCGGCAAGCCTGGAACTGGAAAGAATCATCTGGCGCTGGCAATCGCAAAGCACGTTATCAACCAGCATCAGAGCGCTGCAATGTTCACCACGGCGCTGCGGATCGCCAGGATGTTCAAATCCACCTGGAGTAAAAACGCAGAGCAAACAGAGACTGAGGTTATTCAGAAATACACCGACCCCGACTTGCTAATCATCGACGAGGTTGGTGTCCAGTTCGGTAGTGACTCTGAAAAGCTGATCCTGTTTGAAATTATCAACACCCGGTACGAAAAAATGCGCCCGACCATCCTAATCAGCAATCTTCCCAAAGACGAATTGTCAGCGTTTATCGGGGAGCGCGTGATTGACCGAATGAACGATGGCGGCGGATGCACACTCGCATTTACTTGGGAAAGTTATCGTTCGAGGGCTGCTTGATGCTGGGTGAATGGATAAAGAAGCAGGTGCGCGAACAGGAACGCCGCGAATCTGACGCACGATATGACCTGTTATGCCGACTACCGGCTAACACGTTCGCAGCGATTTACGCTGAAAACTATGAGGTCTTCACGGGAGCCATGTACAACGGCGAATACTACAGCGAGGGGGAAATCTACTCCGCATCACTGGCGCGGGGTGAAGGATATGAGGTGTTGCTATGACAGATAAATTACCAACGGTTATCTCAGAGAGCGAGATGCAGATAGTGCCAGGACTAACGATCACTGTGATGGTTCTGGATAACGGGCGTCGAATTATCCCCGCTGAAGATATGCATCGGGCATGTGAATGGCTTGGTATGGATTTAGCCGACGTACTCCAGCGCTCGGTTGTAGCAGAGCAGGTGAAATCATGAGTAAAAATAATAGCTTTGTGATTTACAACAACGATGGAGAGCATGGTCGCATGTACTTCACTGGCACAGAGTGGGGCGGCCCCGGTTATTTCAACCGAATAGGCGGCGCGTATCTTTTCGACACTATGGCAGAGGCTGAGGATGTCAGGAGCTGGCTTGATGAAGCACTTGTTTTACCACAGGAACATTTTATTGAAGAGGTCATCAATGAATAATTTCCGCAAGCAGGTGAAATCATGAAAATTAAAACCAGCGACATCATGGTGTGCCGCGAGCTTTCAGTGGACGGCGATTGGGTTGCTCGGATGGCTTATTACTCCGAGGAGAAGTCATTGCTCATGAGCAAAAAGATAATCGACATGTTCCTGACAGAAGTGAAGATGCTGCACAAACACAGACATATCAGGGCCGGGCAGCCAGCCAGAGGGGGTGAGTGATGTATCAGGTTTACTTAGTCGCGTATTCGCACAGTCGCGGAACGGGACGAGCATTTAATTACCGAATTGACGGACAGCCGCCGAGTGTGAGTGACATCGAAAGCCTCGAGAGGAATATCTCAGCTAGCAATGACTGTAGTGGCGTTTGCGTAACTGGAGTTTATAGGCTGGCGGATCAGAAGAATATTGCGGGGAGGCATCATGATGGACTACAGCAAACTGAGTGATGCGGAGATAAACAGAAAAGTGGCAGCTATCATTTTTCCTGGTGATCAAAATATAACGCCTTATTCTCATCGACCTGATGTGCAGGTTTTCCACAAAAACGACTGCAACACAATGAAGGACTACTGCAACAACCCCGCAGACGCCTGGCCGATTATTGTGGCTAATAAAATAGCTCTCATCTGGTATGAAACAGAAAAAAAATGGAGCGCATCTGGATATTACAAAATGGAAGACGGATGCTGGGAGTGGGATTATTTGCCTGATGAGTATTTTTCAGATGAAAACCCCCTTCGCGCCGCGATAATCGTATTCCTGATGATGCGGGAGAGTGAGTGATGAAAATTGCATTGCCGGGACGCGGCGGGGTTGGTGGCTGGCTATCACAATGGGCCATTTCGCTCAATCTGGCTGGGCCATATATGCATTGAGTGGTGGTGGAGATGAAAGAAATCTACACAACAGAAATCATCATATCTGGGCTGCTAATTTTAGTGGCCCTTTTTATTTTGTGCTGGGCGGGGAGGTAACCGTGAACAAACAGAGCTATTTTCTCGTCGACATGCAGCGGCGAAACAACTGCACCGAATTCATCCGCAACCTACCAGTAAGCCCCGAATCACCCCTCGTAGTAACCATCCAGGAACGAACCCGTAGCCTCGACCAGAACGCCAAACTTTGGGCATGTCTTAACGACATCTCAGAGCAGGTTAACTGGCATGGCCGCAAGCTGACCAGCGAAGAGTGGAAGCATGTTTTTACCGCTGCGCTGAAAAAGCAGGACGTTGTACCGGGCATCGATGGCGGGTTCGTGGTGCTGGGGCAGTCAACAAGCAAAATGCGCGTCAGTGAGATGCGCGACCTCATTGAGTTAATCAGCGCCTTTGGTGCAGAGCATGGAGTCAGATTTGGTGACGATGCCGCGCTGGCGATGCGCTAGGCCAAACAGTACGGGAGAGCAGCATGAGTAAAGTAAGAATAGCAATTATTAACTTCTTAAAAGATAACAATTCCTGGTCATCGTCAGGAGATATAGCGAAAGCGATCAGCTATAAAGCGTCGTCAGTCCGCATCAGTCTCACAAGCATGTACAGAAACGGGCTTGTAATTCGCAGAGAAAAACCGGAGTCGCAGGGCGGGTTTCTGTATCGAAAAAGCGACGTTCCGTCGGGGTTTGGTGTGAGCGGAAAAATATCAGAATTCGACCGCTGTATTAGAGGGGTTCGCGCATGATTGCCGACATCCAGACAATCCCCGAGCTGCTGATAAAGACTCGCGGCAATCAGACTGAAGTCGCAAGAATGCTCAAATCCAGCAGGGGCACTATCAAGAAGTACGCCGGCGATCGCAAGGCGCAACGCCACGCCATCGTCAACGGAACGCTGATGATATTTCGCGGAGAGCAGGGAATCTGGAAACGGAGGGCTGAGTGAAAAGCACGTGGTATACACATCCGGAACCGATCGACACCGCCGCCGCAAACGAACTCCTCGAACGATACGCCTCCCGCAAAATACCAGCTAAGAAGATGCTAGCCACCGATCCTCGGTTATGGCTCGTATCCGCGTATCTGCCAGAGGGTAACTATCCACCGCGTTGCGACAGGACTTTCGAGAATAAAATGTGGAGTTAAATCATGATTAAAGGCACAACGCCGAGACCGCCGAAGCCCCGAAAATGCAAATGCTGCTCTGAGAAGTTTATCCCCCGCAACACCCTGCAAACCGCTTGCTCTCCCAAATGTGCCATCCAACTCGCGAAGCAACTCACCCAGCGCAAGCAACAGCGCGAGGAGAAAGCTCTACGAGACGATCTTCGCTTGAGAAGGGAAAAGCTTAAGGGTGTTTCAGAGTGGCAGAAAGAGGCGCAGGCGGCTTTTAATCGCTATATCCGGTGGCGGGATTACTACAAACACTGCGTGAGTTGCGACGGAATTCTGCAGCACATCGGCAATTACACCACGGGAAGCGCAGTTGATGCCAGTCACTACAGGTCACGCGGCGCGGCATCTCACCTAAAATTCAATCTCTTCAACGTCCACTCAGCTTGTACCAGGTGCAACAGGCAGTTAAGCGGCAACGCTATTGAATACCGGATCAGGCTTATCGAGCGAATCGGTATCACGCTGGTTGAGCGCATTGAGTCCGACAACACCCCGAGAAAATTCACCATCGATTACCTGAAGCGTGTGAAAGCAATATTCACGCGCCGGGCCCGTCATTACGAAAAGCTGCGTAAGCGGCAAATGGAGTGTGCAGCATGACAAAAGAATACGTGAAAAAAATCAACTACCCATGTGAAACCGCCGCGATTTTTCAGGATGTCATTTTTGTCATTCGACCTCAGCATGCCTCAGATCTTCTCATCGAGGCAGATAAAGCGGCTGAGTTCTATCTGAACCACTTCCCCTACGCCACATTAGAAAACGTCAGAGAGGGCATTCGCTACAGCTTTTGTGGACTTTATCTGAGTGACGACCAGATTATCCGGGATGCAGCATGATCGCCTACCTCCATCACAAATGGCTCCTGCTACGACTGTACCGCACCAAATCCTCGTTTATGTACGACTACCGCATCCTTCAAAACGTCAGCCACATAATGAGGAAGGCCCCATGACCTGGTTAACCCGTCTACTCAGCTACTTCAAGCCAGTCACTCCGATCATCCAGCCAACTCACACACAATCCTGGGCAGTTACTCCAAAGGGGAAGAAGCGATGAGAATCGAACGTGACTATCAGTTGGTAGTACGCCTGGCCGATATTCGTACTGCGGCAGACATGCGCCGACTCTTCGGCACCGGATGGAAGACGATAAACAGATCGCAACAGGCATGGATTCGTCACCTGCTTACCGTTTGGGGTGGACACCTCTCAGGCGATGAGTACGAACGCGGTCAGGTTAACGTTATAGGGCGACTCATGATGCGCTGCGAATGGAGCGAGCAGAAAGCCAAACAGATAGAGAGGGTGGTAACAGAGCTTCACTGTGAGGGCTACAGAGGGGAGGAATTGATGCGAAAAGCTCGCGATATTCTGGTTCCGCAATCATCCACAAGCAACATCATCGCTCTCGCCAAAGAATCAGATGATGCCGCTTTCATGGAATCAGTAATCGTTAAGACCTTCGGGCGCGACAACCCCCTCCGCTCTGTAGCCAGATTACGATACTGCAAGTGCAAGAGCGCGCAAAACATTGCTCAGAGCCTGATTTACTTCACTGGCATCACACCGAAAGAGGCAAGAAACAGAATGGAATGGGCGCAGGACATCCTTGAAGGAGAATTGTTTTATGCTGTTAAGCGCGAACAGGAGAAAGAAAATACTGCAATATCTGCCTGATAGCACGAATTGCTAAAGACATTGGGCAATAAACCTGGCACATTGCAGATATGCTCGGGAAGCAAAGCGAACTGAGCGCGGTGATGCTGAAATGAAGTGTCGCAAAGAAAGCCCCACCTTAAATGGTCGGGGCTTTTTGCTTTTATGGGTAAGGCAATTCCTTTTGCCAGCCAGTAAACATTACTTTTTCAGGCTTTCAGCGAATAACTCGACGGCTTTAGATATCACCGCTGATTGTGGCATATCTTCCTCTTTAGACAATGCCTCTATAAGTTCAATAATTGATATCGGAAGCTTGTACGACTTTGGCCGAACGCCACGGCGCTCATCGCTTTTCTTCTGAGTGTCGACTCTTGACTGTGCCATGAAAAACTCCTAAATTGAGGGTTAGGGTGGAGGGGATTTCTCCCCTCCTTCTGACTGACTTAGTATGCTGGCAAGCTAATCACTAAGAGGACAATCAGAATGATGATTAACTTCATCATAACCCTTTCCTTATGCTGGCCTCGCTTCGGTGAGGCCTTTACCGTTTCAGCGTCTTGCTGATGTAATGATTATAGGTATACCTACATATTTAGGCAAGCACTATTTCATGTTAAACGGTAAAAATATCAAATTATTAGGCTCACTTCGGTGGGCCTTTTTCTTTTGCGCCATTCGAATCAACACTCAACTTTCCTGTTAGCTCGTTGCGGCGCACTTTAAACAAAAAAATCCGCACAGTGGCGGATTCTTAGTTCACTCAATAGCGCAAGGCGGAGCTTCTTCTATCGACATGATGAAGTTTACTCGGACTTGTTCAGCTCAACATTTAGACAATTCTGAAAACGGACAAGTCCCCTATGCGGGGGTGGAAATTGAAAAATATGCCTTATAAATCCGATCCGGGCTTTATTGCCACGCTGATTGCGCTGGGCATGACTGTACTCGGCGCGGTGGCTGCATATGCCTATAAAGTTCTGAGTGGTGATGCCTTCAGTTGGCGCACGCTTTGCCTTCAGTTAATCGTATCAATATTCGCCGGGTTCCTCATGATGCTGCTTGCCACGTACTGGGCGTGGCCACAGGAAGTAACCGGGGCAGTCTGCGGAATGGCTGGCTGGTCAGGCTCATCACTCATTAAAGCATTGGAAAAACGCTTTCTTCAGAAAGCCTCTGGCGATATCGGAGTATCAGGTAATGACTAAAGACCAGTTCAGACGCGCTGCGAATATCACTCAGTCTCTGGCTGATAAATGGTTCGATCCAGTTAAGACCGCAATGAATGAATTCGGCATTGACACGCCAAAGCGGCAGGCTTACTTCATTGCTCAGGTCGGCACCGAGTCCGGGGGCTTCACTGGCATCAGTGAGAGCTTCAATTACTCAGTGGCCGGCCTGGCTATCTTCGGCACACGACTGACAGTAGCACAGCGCGAGCGGCTGGGCCGGAAGCCTGGTGAACTTGCGTTATCACCTGGGCGTCAGATGGCGATAGCAAATCTCGTTTATGGCGGCAGATACGGCAACAACATGAACGACGATGGCTGGAAATATCGCGGGCGCGGACTGAAGCAGGTCACATTCCGCGATAACTATGCAGCATGCGGAAAAGCACTGGGTATCGACCTGGTGAATCAGCCTGAATTACTGCTGACCGATTCAAATGCTGCCCGTTCTGCCGGATGGTTCTGGAAAGCCAATAACTGCAATCAGTTCGCTGACGCAGGTGATGTAGCTGGACTTACAAAGCGCATCAACGGCGGCAATAACGGGCTTGATGACCGCAAGGCCAGAACGAAAATTGCGGAGAGTGTTCTATGCCAGGCGTGAATGCACTGAAAATCCTGATTCCGGTTATCTTCACTGTCATCATCATCGGCTTTATTGCAAAGCTGGGTTATGACAATCAGAGCCTGACTGACAGTAACGAACGCCTGCGTACATTAAACAGCGAACTACTCAGCAAGAACAATGACCTCGCGGCCACGATTAAGAACCTTGCCGACCGGGTTGGTGAGCAAAACCAGATTGTCGCAGCGGAAACCAAGCGCCGCGCCGCAGCAGAGATGAAACAACAGGGGTTGCAGGATGAAGTTAAAGATGCGCTCCGCGAGAGCAAGCCCAGCGTTATGCTTGTGCCTGATGATGTTGTTGAGCGGCTGCGCCAGCAAGCAGATTCAGTACGCAACGGTAGCGACACCTCATCTTCCGATACCAGCCAGCCTGCTAAGTGAATGCCCTGTCCCGCTCATACCGAAAGATATGACATACGGTGACAGCGTACTGCTTAACTTCCAGCTACTCGACTCACTAGACGAGTGCAACGGAAAGCTAAGGGCCATCAGCAAGATTGACGAAAACAGAGCCTGACTTTGGTCGGGCTTTTTTTATGCCCGCAGTAAAACCTCCGCGCACCGCAATGCGCTTCTAACCAAACCGAATCCTATCCCTTTGAAATGAGCCTTTGAGGAAGTCAGTCTAGTGCTGGCGAGCCTTCGGTTGGCTGATTTCCATTGCGGCAAAGGTTCATCTCAAAGTAAGGAAGTACGCAATGACATATCCAACGGTAGTGAATGGCATGGATTTTCGTGACCTGGTTTTCCTGACCGGAACTGAGTCATCAACTGACACTTTCAAGGTGGCTAAGGCTTTTGGAAAGGTTCACAAGGATGTACTGAGAAAAGCGCGTACCGTTATTGGGCAGTGCTCGCCAGAATTTGCAGAGCGCAATTTTACGCTTTGCCATGAAAACAATGAGTTACAGAACGGAAAGCCACAGCCATTTTATCAAATGACGAGAGATGGCTGGACGATGCTGGTATTCAGCTTTACTGGCAAAGCCGCAGTAGCTTTCAAGGAAGCATACATAGCAGCATTCAACTGGATGGCTGACATGATTCGCCAGGGCGTAGCCAACCTGGAAGCGGAACGTAATGCAGCGATACTGGAATACATGAAAGAGAAAGATGTGGCCAGTATGTCGGGGCGCTTACTGAATCGCTGGGGAAGGGTGAAGAAACCGCAATTGCTGGCGCGCATTGAGCGAATCGAGCAGCACGGGCAGATAACTATCCCCGGCCTGCCACAGTGACTATCACAAGGCCCATTTGCGAGTGGGCCTGATGATGATATTTTGACTCCTAAATTCAAAAGGAGATGCCATGAAATTTTTCATCGTTTGGGAGCATTACTCTAACCAGTGGGCATTGCTTGAAAAGGGATATCATTTTCTTGAAGTAGATAATCCTTCACATTTAGATATTGAACTTGGTGATTATTTTAAACGACTGGCTGAAGCCAGAGGAACAAATAAAAAGTTTTTGGTGCCTGTTCAATGCCAGCTAATGCCTAACTCGCGAGAGGATAATGAGCAATTGCAGGTATTCGAAGAGACGAGTCATGAGCTTGATCCTTTGCTAAATGAGGTTGTAGCGTTTCTAGTTCAAAAGCAAAGAGTATCAATATCGGGCATACAGCATAATTTCCGCATTAGTTATAATCGCGCAGCTCGGATTATCGAACAAATGGAAGCGCAGGGCATTGTTTCTTTACCTGACCATAACGGCAAGCGTGAAGTGCTTTAACAAATATCACCTTTACAGTTAATTGATGTCGCACCGCCTCCGGGCGGTTTTTTATTGGAGTAAACATGGCAGCACCTGACTGGGAGGCTATCGAATCGGCTTACCGGGCTGGCTTGATGTCTCTGCGTGAAATCGCCTCACAGCACGGCATCAGTGAAGGGGCTATACGCAAAAGAGCAAAGCGGGATGATTGGTCGCGTGATCTTGCCGCAAAGGTGAAAGAGCGGGCTGATGATCTGGTACGCAAACAAGAGGTACGCAAGCAGGTACGCACTGAGAACGCACTGTCAGAACGCGTACTGATCGAGGCTACTGCTGAAGTCATTGCCACTGTCCGTATGGAGCATCGCGGTGATATCAAGCGGGCCAGGCAAATCACTAATGCACTCTTTGATGAGCTGGGTGCTGAATGCGCTGATGTTGCCTCACTGGAAAAACTGGGCGAAATGATGTTCAGCCCGGACGATAAAGGACAGGATCGTCTCAACGAAATTTATCACAAAGTAATCAGCATGCCTGAGCGCGTGAAGTCGGTTAAGGCTCTGAGTGACGCGCTGAAGAATCTGATAGGCCTCGAACGCCAGGCGTATGACATCGACGGGCCGGAAGGCGACAACTCCGTTAAAAAACTATCAGATCTCATGGATTCCTTGTCTCAGGGGGCGTAATGAAACCTGAGCACCTAAAGCTGCTGGCTGATAAAGACTGGCGACTGAATAACCTCTACTGGATTACCGATAAAGAAGGCAAGCCTACACGCTTCAGGATGACGCCTGAGCAACGCGAGTACTTCGAAGGCATCCATACAAGAAACATCATCCTGAAAGCGCGTCAGCTCGGTTTTACGACTGAGGTGTGTATTATCCAGCTGGATGCGGCTCTGTTCGAGTCGGCTAAATGCGCCCTGATCGCCCACACTCTAAATGATGCAAAGCGCCTGTTTCGCGAAAAGGTGAAATTTGCATATGACCGACTTCCTGAAGAGATTAAAGCGGCTAACCCTGCGAGTAATGACTCTGCCGGGGAGTTGGTATTTAAGAAGGGCGGCTCACTCTATGTAAGCACTTCGTTTCGTGGCGGTACGCTGCGTTACCTGCACGTTTCAGAGTTCGGCAAGATATGCGCAAAGTATCCAGATAAAGCCCGTGAGATTGTCACTGGTGCTTTTGAGGCTGTATCAACCGGATGCTTTGCCACTATCGAAAGCACAGCAGAGGGGCGAGCGGGTTACTTCTTCGATTACTGCCAGACTGCTGAAAAGGCCGCATTGCAGGGCAAGAAGCTTTCCCCGCTGGACTGGAAGTTCTTCTTCTTCTCCTGGTGGAAGAATCCGCAGTACGCAATCGACCCGGTAGAGGCGTTACCGCCGCGCCTGGTTGATTACTTCGATGAGATGGAAGCCAAGCACGGCGTAATCCTCAACGAGCGCCAGAAAGCCTGGTACTTCGCCAAAGAGAAGACACTGGGCGACGACATGAAGCGGGAATATCCAACGATACCCGCTGAAGCATTCCAGCAGTCTGTTGAAGGCGCATACTACGCCAAACAGTTCCGCTGGCTCTATACCAACAAACGCATTGGCACCTTGCCTGATAACTCACACCTACCGGTTCACACGTTCTGGGATATCGGCGTGGGTGACTCTACGGCTATCTGGTTCGTGCGTGAGGTTGGTGAAGAATTCCACGTCATCGACTACTACGAAAACTCCGGTGAAGGCCTGCGTCACTACATGAAGGTGCTGAAAGATCGTGGTTATGAATACGGTGAGCACTGGGGGCCGCACGATATCGAGAACCGTGAGTTCGGCTCTGATGCCAAATCCCGCAAAGAGTTGGCGCGTGAAGGGTACGAAATCGACGGGAAGACTTACTCCATGACATTCAAGGTTGTGCCGAAAACTGGCGTCGATACCGGGATAGAGTCTGTACGTGAGCTGTTACCGAAATGCGTTTTCGATGAAGAGAAGTGCGCAGAAGGCATCACCCATCTCGAAGGATACCGCAAGGAATGGGACGAAAAACGCGGGTGCTGGAATGACAAGCCTCTTCATGATGCAACATCACATGGCGCTGATGGATTCCGTTACTTTGCTGTTGCGAAGAACAACCATAAGAAAGTCGGCGCAATCTTCTTCTAAGGAGCACCAGTGAGTGATTTAACAACCGGGGAGCAGTTCCTCGTTAACGCCCTTGCTGATGCTGTGGGCCGCCAGCGCATGCTGTATGCAGGCATGAATGGCAACACTAAACGCACGAAGCTATGGGACGAGTTTGGTTATCCCGAGCAGGTCGATTTTGATGGCTACTACCGGGCCTATGAGCGCAATGCCGTGGCCCACGCAGCCGTGCATAACCTGCTGGATTCTTGCTGGGTTGACAGTCCGACAATTATTGATGGTGAAGAGGGAAGGGAGTCTACCGAAACCACGCCATGGGAGAAGCAGGTAACCAAGCTGCTTAAGAAGCACTGGCCGAAAATTAAAGACGCAGACCGCAGGAACCTGGTGGGACGGTACTCAGCGCTGCTGATTCAGTTCAAGGATGGTGGCGACTGGAAAGATGCAGTGAATGTCACGACGGTAAAATCTCTGGGCGAGAAGGCGGTTGTTCGTCTTATCCCGGCATGGGAATCACAGGTCGTGCCAGGAACCTATGTTACTGACATGCAGAGTGACCGATACGGGCAGCCAGAGCTCTATTACTTCAATGAGCAGCCTGTCGGAGATGATAAAACATACGGCCCAACTCGTAGTGTTCAGGTGCATCCAGATCGCATCATCATCATCTGCGAAGGCTCTGAAGACGAGAACATGCTTTCCGGCGTTCCTTTCCTGCGTGCCGGATATAACAAACTGCTCGACCTTGAGAAGATTTCTGGCGGTAGTGCGGAAGGATTTCTGAAGAATGCAAGCCGTCAGTTAGGTATTGCCTTCGATAAAGACACTGACATGGCTTCGCTGAAGAAGTCCGCAATAGATGCAGGATTTAAAGACCTCGGGGATGCGCTAAACGATAAAATTACCCGCATGAATCGCGGGACAGATGCAGCACTCGTAATGCAGGCTGGAGCACCATCGGTCTTGTCAGTGGCCGCAGCTGACCCTTCGCCATCATGGACGGTGGCCGCTAACGAGTTTTCCGCCTCAATTCAAAGCCCGTTCACCATTCAGTTTGGGCAGCAGACGGGCCGACTTGCATCTGATGAAGATAAAACAGCCTGGGCCAAGCGGTGTAACGGTCGCCGATGGGGGCATCAGACAGCACTGGTTACGGTAGTGATTGAGCGCTTCTGGTTGTTTGGCGTAATTCCGCCTCCGGCCTCGGGTGAAGTAACGCTGGCATGGTCAGACTTACTTGCGCCCAGTGAGAAAGAGAAAATCGCTAATATGCAGGCTATGGCAACTGTGGCGAAAGATACTCAGCAAGCCTACGGCACACCGGCGGTGGATGAAAACGAAGTCCGTGCAGTGGGTGAGCTTGAGCCACGAGAAACGCCAGCTACACCCAACCCAAACAAGAAGCTTACCGACGAGGATCCGCTGAATGATGACAGCAGCGCTAACCCGAATCGGGACGCCAATCGTACCGCGTAATAAAACAGACCCAACGCAATCCTCACGGCAGGTTGGCCGGATGTATCGTGACATCGAGTCGCGCTATCTGGACATCAAACGCAACCTGAAGTTGCTATTCGACCAGCGGCTAACCGGGCGCGTGCGTGAGGCTAACAGCGAGCGTGGATTCATCCTCTGCAATAACGAAGATGGCCCCGCAACGCTCTATAAGGTCAACGCTGGCACCTACATCTACGATATGACAGCGGCGCAACTTGCCGACCTGTTACAGCGCGTACAGATCATTCTTGATGATGCCCTGCTTGATGGTGGCAGCCAGAACCTGTGGGCGCTGGATTATGTCGTAGCTGAGTATGAGCGCGGCACACATCAGGCGTTCACCAATCTTTCGGTGCAGTCTCCTGTGTACGCACAGCAGACCACGCTGGCGCAACTACTGAGCACCCCTGCATATCAAAACCAGATAGCAGCGGCTTATGTCTCCACATATAGCGAATGGAAGGGTATCAGCGATGCTGCTCGCGTTGACCTGGCTAATGTCATTGCTGATTCAATTGGGCGCGGCGTAAACCCGAGAGAGACTGCATCGGTTATCAGTAAGCGTCTAGACGTAAGCATGGCGCAGGCTAAGAACATTGCGCAGACCGAGCAGGTTGGGGCATTGCGTAAAGCTCAGTGGCAGGAAACTGACTGGGCGCGCGAGCGGCTAGGGCTAAATACTAAACTGCTGTGGCTGTCTGCATTGAAGCTGACAACGAGGAGCTGGCACGCAGCCCGGCATGGAAAGACCTATACCACAGAAGAAGTTGAAGCCTTCTACGCCGAGAATGGTAACCGCTATCACTGCTACTGTTCACAGATCCCTTGCATCGTTGATGATAATGGTGATGTGGTTAACAGAGCGCTTGTCAGAAAGCTGGCAGAAGAGCGCGGTGCGTGGGGGGTGGCGCTAAAACAAAAGGCTGGGGTACAGCCTGGCGTGGATGCTTCTTACCGCCCACCACAATATGATCGACTCAAGAACGTAACGCGTGTCAACGCATGGGCAAAAGGTACAGTTGCAGAAAACGTCAAAATCCCGGCCGGATGCAATATTGAGCAGCTTAATAACTGCATGTCTTTGACGCTGGAATTACAAGATCGCTTTGCTCTCCCTAAATTCCGCTATCTCGGCGGTGTGACTGGCGATATACACAAATACAAACGCAGCAAAGGCATGATCGGGGGTTATGCACACCGGGTCAGCGCGATGCTTGTGACGCGCAATGCATTCGACGCGCAGGATTTACTTGATATTGATATAAGAGCTCGCGCAGCCGGGTTCACAGCTCAGGCGCTTAAGGCGGCGGAACTCACAGGTAATAGGGCGCTAATTAGTGCAGTCAGCGGTGCTGATGCGATTTCATGGCATGCCGTGCCGACACCACGGGGTGTGTTTGCTCACGAGTTTGGGCATGTGTTGCACCGTAGCTTCCCTGAGCAACTCGACAAAGTTGCACGTGACGCATACGGCGCGGGTTGGCAATATGCTGTGAGCAAATACGGGCAAACGAAATATAGTGAGTATGTTGCAGAGGCATTCTCTCTCTATATCGAAAATCCTACAGAGGCCCGGCTAAGGCTATACCCGCCGCTGCTAGAAGTTTTCAAGAAAATGGATAAAGCCGTAAAATGAAAAATTATGACAAGGCCGTGGCATTGATAAATCAAACAGAGCTGCCTGATGACGCGGAAGAGCAGTTAGATGAGCTTGCTGAAAAATCAGAAGATCTCGAAAAAGCAATGATCGAAGGTTTGGGTGAAGCGCTATTTGAACGGCGCAATAGCTGATTTTATTTTAAGGAAAACAGGTCGCTCAGGCGGCCTTTTTTTATGCCTGAAATCCACCAATGAGGACACAGCATGTCACGCATCTGCGTAAACGTGCTGTCGGTCATCAACTCCGCATCAAACATCACCACTGAAACCATTAATGGCGCAGAGCACATCGTCGTGAAAAACGTTGTGCCTGTCCGTGACGGCATCGTGCTGAACGGCGGATTGTACCCGGCAGAAGAAAACACGAAGGGCTACAAGAGCCTTGAAGATAAACCTATGCCTTACGGCCATCCGAAGGTAGACGGTCGCCACGTCAGTGCCAGCAACGTGAGGGCGGTGAATGAATACCACATTGGCGCATATACGCGAAACGTCAGAAAAGAAAATGGTCAGGTACTGACTGATGCAGTCATTAATCGTCGATTTGCTGAAGGCTCTGAGAAAGGCCGGAAAGTTCTGCGGCGCCTTGATGACATGAAAGCAGGGAAGTCGGTCGAGCCTATCAGCATCTCTACGGGGCTGCTGCTCAACCGCATTGAGGCAAAGGGTGAATCAAACGGCAAGCGATACACCTGGATCGCCACAAATCAGGTTTATGACCATGTAGCCATTCTTCTTGATGAGCCGCCAGCCGGAACTCCAGAAGAGGGGATAGGCATGTTCGTTAATGCTGAGGGCGACGAAGTCCAGGTGGAAACCGTAAATCTCTCAGATTGCGATACGCCAGACCCGCAAGACCCCGCTTTAAAGCAGATGTTCAACAACTTCATGGCGTTTTTCAGCGCCAATAACAAGCCCGTCAAAGAGGAAGCAAACCCGATGAAAGAACTCATCACTAACGCGCTGAAAGCGAAAGGCAAAGAGGTTGAAGGCAAAACCGATGCCGAGCTGATGGATGCGTATAACCAGATGGTCGCTGAAGAAGCAAAGGCGAAAACCGACGCTGAAGAAAAGGCGAAGAAAGAGAAAGAGGAAGCTGATAAAGCAGCGAAGCAGCCAGCCACCAACGCAGAAGAAATGCCAGCCTGGGCGAAGCTGCTTACAGAGCAGGTATCTGCGCTTAACAGCCAGTTCACCGCTAACTCTGACAAAGAGAAGGGCGAAAAGCGTGCTGCTGTGAAGGCTAAATTCGGCATGACCGATATCGCTGTGAACGCGCTGGACGGTGAGCCGCTGAATGAGCTGTTTGCTCAATGCCAGACATCCACTGGCCTGAACGGTGCATTCCGTCAGGCTGTTACAAATCAATCATTCAGCGAAATGCCGGAGTAAATAATGGCTAAAGATGGAAAGCACGTAATTCACGCCGGTGGCATTTTTGCCAACCCGCAGTTACATCGTGAGGGCGCGGCCGCAGCAGATACGAAGCCCGGTACTGTAGGGTTCTTTGATACAACAACGCAGAAGTTCACTGCGTCAGTAGATGGTAACGAAGATGCAATTCTGTACGTGGCAAATTATGACTATCTGCGTTGCAAAACTGTCGATGACACAATTAAGGCAGGTGACTGGGTTGTTGCTATGCATCCAACTGATGGCGTTTTCTTCAACGTTCCAGCGGCGGCAGGTACTTATAAAAAAGGTCAGCCCCTGTCAATTGTGAACGGGCAAGTAAAAGCCAAAGCTGCGGATACATCCACGCGCTGCTATGTGGAAGAAGACCATTCGTACACCATCGCGACAGCAGGCGACCTCCTGCGCGTTGTCATTAAGTAAGGAGCACTCGAATGTTTGTATTTTCCGCTAAGAAGGCCACCGAGACCCGGAACCTTGAGGCTAACACAGCTCAGTTCCAGGAACTCCAGTTCGCCCGTAATTCCAGTGCTCAGGCAGTGGCTGATTTCATCGCCCGTACTCGCGTTCGCGGGGAGGCTGCCAATGCTCCTGCCTTGGATGCAGTAAACGCTGTCGATGATATTCGTCGCCTGTATAAGACATATGATCAGACCGTGATGGCAGAGTTTGAGCCTAACACAGAGTTCACGCTGCTGAATGACCTGATGCCTCTGTCTCGCTCCGTACGCCTGGAAGAGTCTGTGTATGAGTACGCCCGCACTGGCGGTCGTGGCTGGGCTCACACTTCCATGTCAGGCCAGATCGGCGCGGCTCTGGATGCCAAGAGCTACACCTTTGACGGAACCATGGTTCCTATCCATGACTCCGGATTCAAGTTCAACTGGCGCGATCCGGTATTCAACAAAGGCAATGCGCTGTCATCACTGGCTGATGCTCAGGCCGGTTCTGTCGATGATGTTCGCCGTCAGTACGTTGATTACATCTGGGAAGGTTTCCGTGATGCAGCGGGCAACTACATCAAGTTTGACGATAAGACCTGGAAAGGCCTGCGTCATGACGAGCGTGTTGCCCAAGTTACACTGACCGTTAACTTCGCTACCAGTACAGACGTTAAGGCTATGCGTGCAGGCGCGATTGCTCTGCGTGATGTGATGAAGTTGCAAAACCTCCAGTACGGACAACAGACCTGGTATGTGTCAGCAGAAATCATGTCGAACTGGGAACAATATTTCGATGTGAACTCCCTGCGCACAGTGCTGGAAGAAATCGCCAAATTGGCTGGAATTTCAGCTATCAAAGAGGATGCAGAGCTTTCAGGTAATGAAATCGTGATCATCCCGCTGGCTGCTGGAGTTATCGCTCCAATCGTAGGTCAGGCGTTCGGCACCGTTGCCGACCCTCGTCAGTTCTATAACTCTGACTACGTGTGGCGCACCTGGGGGGCTGCTGGCCTGATGGTCAAGCAGGACATCAACGGTCACTACTCTGTTATTCACGCTTCGAGCTAAGGAAACAACATGGCACTCGTAAAGGTATTGGTAGCAAACCTCTTTGCCGGTGCCAATCTTCAGAAGTTGGAGATTGGCAAGGTTTACGACGTTGGCAGCGCTATCGCGGAAAAATGGATTGAGCAGGGTAAGGCAGAAGCTTCGAAAGAGAAGGCCAGTGAAAAGCTGACCTTCGAAGTGGCAACCCCATCCGCGCCGGTCAGCACTGACACATCAGTGTTGCAGTCAAAACTGAATGAGGCGCTGGAGCAGCTGAAGGCGGCACAGGAATCGGCAGAGGCGAAAGAAAAAGAGCACGCCGACGCACTGGAAGCCGAGAAAAAGCGCGCTGACGATGCAGAGTCGGCGCTGGCAGCAGCACTGAAAAAGGATAAGTAACCATGGCAGTGCAGATAACAGCAGCGCAGGTTAAACAGCAGTTATCTGCGCTGGGTTACGCCGTACCGGATTTCATGATTGATGCCTACCTGTGCAAGCTGGGCAGCATAAGCATGTGCCTGGAGGCGGCTGGCTACGATGATTGCGATCTGACGCTGATTCAGGTGTACGCCGTGACGCTAATGGCTATCACAGCATACAGCCAGCGCATTAAGTCACAGTCAGCGCCTTCAGGGGCGTCCCGGTCATTCGATTACAGCGGCGATGTAAAGACTATGCGCAATACGCTCGCGGCGCTCGATACGTCAGGCTGTACGTCATCTTTGCCGATTGATGTAGGGAGCAGCGTTGGGTTCTTTGACGTTGTTGGGGGCTGCTGATGGATATACCAGCATCATTGCGCCTGCCTCGAAAATTCCAGCGCGTGTGGGTGAAAACGGATAGCGGGAAGGAAACGACCGCTTACGTTAACACCGCGGGTGAGTGGCGCATTAACTGCCCGCGCATCGCTGCTGAAAATCCTACTGTCGTGAGCTGGAGGGAGTGACATGTCATCTTTAGCCAGTTGGTCATACACGTCGCAGGCGACCATCTGGAAACCCTTGGGGCTGGATGAGTACGGCGATTCCCTTGGCTGGTCTGAGCCACTGGTGATTTCCTGCGACTATCAAGGCGGGTTGAGTAAGCGTCTGGGTGCCATAGGCGGCGAGAAGGTAGTTAAGAACACCATATGGACGGAGTACGCACTGGCAGATACCGGTGATTACATCCTGATTGGTGCCTCGAGTAACCCTGACCCGATCGCAGCGGGCGCTGATGAGGTGATGCAGGCCATTCGCTATGCTGACACCTTCGAGCGAACCGCTGACGACTTCGCAATCCTGACAGGAGTTTGATATGGGAGTGAAAGTTAAAGGCATCCGCCAGGCACAGCAGAACCTAAATCGCCTGGTCGGCGATATTCAGGGACGAAAAGCGGTGCGAGCTTTGCAGAGTGCGCTGATTATCGGTTCATCTCAGGCAGCGCTTTACACGCCTATCGATACCTCAACGCTAATCAACAGCCAGTATCGCGAACTGGACGTCAATGGGACTCGGCTCACCGGGCGCGTGGGCTACTCGGCTAACTATGCGGTTTATGTTCATGACCCGAGCATGCCGCAGAACTTCCGGCGCTCAACTGCGCAGAAAGAGTTCCTTACGAAAGGCTTCGAAGATACACGCGAGCTTATCGACCGAACCATTAAAAAGGAGATGTCTCTGTGACCCCTCCAATGCACAAGCGTGTGCTCAATTATTTCAATGATGCCGCTCTAACCACTGGCTATCTCGCTCAACTTCTTGTGTGGAATGACACAGGAAATCTCACTGATAACTTCATGGTATTCCGTCCAAATGGCGGTGGCGCTGTCCGCAACCAGCTTGGCGGTGAATATTACGTAATGGTTGATGTCATTGGTGCTAAAGGTGCCAATGGCGCAGTTGACGAGCGTGTACAGGCTATCATCGATTTCGTTCAGCAAAACCCAATGGTCGACGCCTGTGTTGGCTATCTGGAAAATCTCGGCGGCATTCCTGCCCCCGTTCAAACAACCGAAGGCCGCTTGGTCTATCGGCTTCAGTTTGTTGCCACATTCGGCAGCTAAATAAACGTCAAAGAGGAATTACCCATGGCTGATTGCCAGAACAGCAACGAACGTTTGTTCGGTGGTGCCGTTGTGCTTGAAGTTGCCGATGGCTGTAGCGACACGCTGCCGCAGGAATCGGAATGGAAAGCGCTGGCTGCCGGAACGAGCAAAGGGTGGGACTTCTCACCTAACACAGTAACTTCAGATGCGGATGACGGTGGCGGCTTTGTTGAGAGCATCATCACCAACTCAGATTTCACCATCAGCTTTGAAGGTGAAGTGCGCAAGAAAGGTAAGCTGGATCAGTACGGAGTAGGTCGCTTCATCAAGTATTTCGCCGCAGAGCTGAAGGCCCGCCGACAGCCAGGTATATGGGTGCGCATGGAATACGGTGAGGTCACTTTCCGTGGTTACATGGTGGTTACGGCGCTGAGTTCCGATGGTGGCACAAACGATATTGTAACCTTCTCCACTGAGTTCAAAGTGGGCGATGCCACAACCATCGAGGTTCTGGATAGTGATGACACTGTGCCCGCCACAGGTGTCACCGTCACTCCTGCCACTACGTCTCTGGCCGTAGGTGCAACGCGCCAACTGACCGGAACTGTACTGCCGGCTGACGCAACAGATAAATCCGGCACCTGGACAACCTCTGACGCGACAAAAGCAACGGTCAGCTCTACCGGGCTGGTTACTGGTGTTGCAGCAGGAACCGCGACAATCACCTTCACCTCAACTGACGGTGCGTTTACTGGCTCTACTGCGGCGACCATCACCGCTTAATTGCCATTTCAGGGGCTTCCGCCTGGCGGCCCCGAAAATGTCTGTTACCGGATTAACCCATGACACCTTACAAAGAGATTGGAGAGTGCCTGATTACCGCTGGAGAGAATGAATACTTCTTCCGGCCATCATTCTCAGCAATGAGCCGAATCGGGGAGCCACAGGAGATAGTGCAGGCATTCTATGACCTGCATAACGATGAGGTGACACCGCTGCTTCAGCGTGGCCTGGATGCATACGGAACTATACCTGCATGGCTGCTGGCCCATGTGAACCGCAGGGAGATTGGGAAGCCTGCAATCATAGCAGCAATGAGCGTTCTCACAGCCTGTTGCGAGCGTGACCTGTCACGGCTTATAGGTGAGATTATCCCCGGCAAATCTGGCAAGTGGACATTCGTCTGGCGCAAAGGCGCGATGCCTGCTGTTGAGATGGTGCTCATTGCTCAGTCGCTTATCACCCACGGCATCATCGGCAAAGCGAAGGTGCGCCAGCTTCAGCGCCACGAAAGCAATCAGGCCACTACAGAGTTCAATGCTTTCGAGTACATCAGCGCTGCGCGTAACCACTTCGGCATAAGTCGGGATGAAGCGGAGCAGTTGAGCATGACGGAATTTTCCCTGCTTCTTGCAGCAAAGTATCCCGACAAGAAAGGCTTCACGCGTGATGAGTACGAAGCAGTTGCCGATGACTACCTGGCTAAAAAGGCGAGACGCCTTGCGAAGTCTGGATAAGTTAAGTTTTCGTTTCAACTTGGTTCAATTTATTACGCGATGGTTCGTCTTGGTTCGTCTTGGTTCGTCTTTGTTTGACTTCGTTGTGTTTATGGTTATGATTAGGTCATAACGTTCACGGAAGCCCTTATGGAAAGAGATAACGGTTTAGACTATTTGCTTTCACTGCATGGATCTACTGTGTACCGGGATGATGGCTATTGGTGGAAAGTTGATGTGTGGGAGGTAAAACCAACATCTTTCATACCCCATGGTGTACGTTACAGTTTAACGTTGCATGATAAGTACAACACTCGCGTCTTTGGCATAGACAATGCTCATGGGATAAAGTTACCTAAAAAGGGCTGTTATTCTGGCAGGTTGGTCTATGACCACATACACCGTACCCCTCATGATAAAGGGTATCCATACGAGTTTGTGTCAGCAGCGCAGCTTATAGAAGACTTTTTCACAAAGTCAGACGAAGTCATAGCTCAACGAGAAAGCCGAGGTTAAAAAATATGAAAGCTCTTATTGGTGTGATGCCTGAAGAGCACATCCGTCAAAGGATGCTTGCTATCGTAAAAGGCGAGTACAAACCTGAGCCGGGAGAGCCAAAAGTCTGGTTTACATCTGTAAATGCATTGGCTCAAGTCCTGAGTAATGAGAACATTGAACTTCTGCGTCTAATGGAAGAACAAAAGCCGGAAACGATTACCGAGCTGGCTGAGATGTGTGGACGCAAGAAAAGTAATCTCTCTGTAACTTTAAAAACTCTTAGTTCGCGGGGATTTGTTCGCCTTGAGAAGTTAGGTCGTGGCGTAAAGCCTGTAGCTCTGTTCACTGATTTTGATATTCAGGTAAAGCAAGAGTTTACTGTGAAGTTTGAACCAAAGGCCGCTTAGGCAGAGCAGGCATCAAAGCGCTGCGCCATCTGATCCACGGCGCTGATGTGGCATAAGCCCTGATTTCAAATCGGCCCTAATCAAACCCGCACTCGCGGGTTTTCTTGCTTCACATTGCATCAGCTTCCCTTTAGGATAATAGCCACTTTAATTGCATGGTAATTTGAAATGAGAATACTTTGGGGTATAAGCGCACTTCTTTCAGTTTTTGGTTTTTTTCAAGGCGTTTTATTGGTATCAAGCGCAAATGGTGCGCCACAGCAAGCTGCCGGGGCTGCTATGGGGCTGGCTTTATCAGTTATACCTTATTGCTTCTGCCGCGCGCTGCAGCAGATGAGACCTCGCGAAGTGGTCATCAAAAATGAGGAGAGCAAGTGATGAAAAGTAAAATAGCATTTGTATCCTTTTTGATAGCCACTTCTTTCTCATCAGTTGCCGCAGATTGGTATGCATCCTATGACAACGATGAAATGCGCGGGACAGCACAGAAATTCATCCAAACTGAATCTGATAACGCTGTAGAGTTTGATTTTCCCTATAACGGCGGCTCTAAGATGAGCCTGCTACTACGCTCAAAAAAAACTGAACTTAAAGAAGGGCAAAAAGCAGAAGACTTGCCGTTAACTGAAGCAATATTGACTATCAGTAAGGGACAGTTCATCTGTAGTTCTTTCAACGATTGCCACGTCTCAGTAAAGTTTGATAGTGGCAAAATAGAGAAGTTTTCAATGTCAGAAGCAAGCGGTGGCAGATCTGATGTCATGTTTTTTGATAACTCTTCTTCATTCATAAAAAATGTTAGAACACATAAAAAAGTCATAATTGAGGCCGAGTTCTATCAATCCGGAAATAAGCAGTTCAAGTTTGACCTTACTGGGCTCACCACAGCCAAAGGCTAAATATAAACAACATAACAAACCTCGCCAAGGCGGGGTTTTTTTTCGCCTGGAGAAATGCAAATGTCAAAGCAGGACATAGGTCAGCTGGTCTATGAAGTATCGATGGACGTTCAGGAGTTGATGGAGGCTCGGCAGAAAATCGACTCTCAATTATATGGACTGAATAAATCCGCCAACTCAGCTGGGCAGAGCATTGATCGACTGGAGAAGAAGACAGAAAACCTTGGTGGTGGCTTTACCCGGCTGGCTTCCGCTGTTAAGGGTTATATCACAGTACAGGCTGCACTTAAACTTATTGAAATAGCTGACGACATGGCAATGCTGCAGGCGCGAGTAACCCGCCTCAGCGGGAGTATGGAAGAGGCAAAAAATACCATGGCATCTTTATCTACGATCGCCGCAAATACTGGTAACAGCCTCGCCAGCACCGAAAAACTTTGGGAGACACTGACCGCTAGCTTAAAAGAAGCTGGAGCCACTAACGGTCAGGTTCTTATGCTGACCGACACGCTTCAGAAAATTGGTGTGGTGGGTGGCTCATCTGCGGAAGAAATGTCAAATGCCCTTCGTCAGTTCGGACAGTCAATGGCCGGTGGAGTTGTGCGAGCTGAAGAATTCAACTCGGTGCTGGAAAATATGCCGGAGCTGGCAAGACAGATGGCAGCTGGTCTTGGCCTATCTATTGGACAGTTGCGTCAACGTATGCTTGAAGGAAAGCTCACTGCTGAAGATGCGCTAAACGCGATCCAGAAGCAGGCGTCGAATGTAAATACCGAATTCGACAAGATGCCAGTGACAGTAGATCGGGCCAAAAATAGCCTTGATGTCGCCTTCAAAAACATGATTAACGATCTTAATCAGTCTATTGAGTTAACTCAAGAGTTGGCAGGGCTGATGCAGTCTGTTGCCAACAACCTAAATTTCTACAACAAAAATGTGGGCGACTCATCCCGCATGCCTAAGCTGATTGAGCTGCAAAAAGAGTACAACTCAGAGCTGAGGGACGGGCAGCGCTGGTATGAAACAGATACTATTTTCCAGCAAAGGCGCGGAGAAGCAGCGAGAAAACTGAAAGAAACAGAAGGTGAGATTGCTCACATCAGAGCTAAAGCAGCCAAAGATCTGGAGGAATCCAGTAAACCAATATCCGTTAAAGGAGCTACGTCAGGAAATAGCAAGCAAGATGATCTGATTAAGAAATCTCAGCGCCGCATAGAACTATCAAAGCGCGAGGGAGAGGCTAGGGCTAGATTGCAGGCGCAGTACGATGCTGAAGATGCAGGAATTAAAAGTGACGACCCGCGAGTTAAATCTCTGCAAGACCAGTACGCAGAAATTTACCGAAATACTCAGGCACAGAAGACTAATAATGCCGAGGGTAAAAAGTCTGCCTCACAAGCAGAGTCGATAGCAGAGAAGCTGGCATCGTTAAAAGAGCAGGCTGCGCTGTCTGCCGAATCCACAAGAGAGTTAAGCCGTGAGCAGGCAATCCTCACAGCGCAGCAGTCTCTTGGTAGCTCCGCCAATCAAGCTGACATCAAGCTCGCTGGCCAGTACGCTGCCGCAAAATGGGATACAGGGAATGCTATCCGCGCTCAGGCCGCCGCAGAGAAGTTGCTGCCAGAAGCCAGAGAGAACGCAAACTACAAGCAGGATATCGAAGACCTGAAAACTGCGCTTGATGCTAAAAAGATTACTCAGCAGCAAGCAGATGCTACATCTGAGCAACTCGCCAAACAGCATCAAGTTAACCTCGCTAAGATCCGTTCAGAGCAAGTCGTCACTCCTGAGCAGGTAGCGGCGGGCACCGTTGACCCTGTGCAGGCACTGGCAAATGAGAATGCTCAGAAACTTGCGCTGATCCAGCAGTTTGAGGAGCAAAAGATAATCACTCAGCAGCAGTCACTTGCGCTGATGAACGCAGCTAATACTCAGTACGAGCAGGCAAGAATCGATGCTGCGTGGAAAATATGGGAAAACCAGAATACTGCTAATCAGCTTCTCGGTAGCGCTATAGACTCGCTGCAAGGTGGTGCTACCAACGCAATCACTGGACTTCTGAATGGCACTCAAAGTTTAAGTGAAGCTTTCGCAAACATCGGCTCAACCATACTGAACAGTGTCGTTAGCAGTATTGTTCAAATGGGGCTTGAGTGGGTTAAAGCGCAGATGATAGGTCAAACTGCGCAAACCTCAGCAATCTTGTCGAACCAGGCAACTGCGACTGCCGCGCTAGCTGCCTCAACTGCATCAGGCATAGCTTCAGCAGCGACATTGTTGGCTGCATGGTCACCAGCGGCAATGGCTGCATCAATTGCAACATCAGGAGGTGCTGCGGCCGCAGGGATGACAGGTTACACCACTGCAATGACAACAGCCCAAACAATGGCCATAGCCGGCGCACGTAAGAACGGCGGCCCAGTCAGCGCTGGCAGCATGTATCAGGTCGGTGAAGGTGGTAAGCCTGAAATCTACCAAGCCAGCACCGGGAAGCAGTACATGATACCTGGTGATAACGGCAAGGTGATCAGCAATAAGGACATGATGGGAGCAGGTGGTGGCGGCACATCACTGAATCAGGTGATGAACCTGACCGTGAATACCACTAATGGTCTGGACGATGCCACCATCAAGCAGCTACGCCAGGCTTGGAAGACAGACACAATGCTTATAATCAGAGACCAGAGCACCAGGCCAAAGGGTATGCTTCAGGGCAGGAAGTAATATTTTCGAGCTGGTATAATTCAGCCTCAATTAAGAGGAGACGATACATGGCAATGGAAATTGAAGTCGGTAGGATCACTGCTTATGACAACGTAAATGGGCAGGGAATTCTGGCAGAAGTTGCTTTCAAAGATTATGAAAAAACTCAGCAGAATATTATCGTCGACGTGTTGCTGCCTTTAGATAAAGGCGCCTCACTTGTCGAGATTGAAGAAAAGGCCACTGAAGAAGCCAAGAGAAAACTTAAAGAGCTTGTCTCCGGTTTTTAATACCGCCTGAACTACACCCATGACCCGCTCCGGCGGGTTTTTTATTATCCGGAGTACCCATGCCAGAAACATTCACATGGAGCCCTCAAAAAGGCTTCACGATCAGCCGTGCGCCGAATGTAGCTGTCGTCAAGCTTGGCGATGGCTACGAGCAGCGGCAGGTTAAAGGCATCAACCCACTGATGGACAGCTACTCACTGACGTTTATCGGTGTTGATGGGCTATGCGGTAGACCAAATTACGCGAAGCAGGCAGAAGCGTTCCTGGAGGCGAGAATGGCTGTCGAGTCATTTTACTGGACGCCATCCGATACCGCAGTACAGGCGCTCTTTGTTTGTCGGTCATGGCAGGGAAAGAAAACAGGTGGTCAGTACGAGCTGACCGCAACATTTGAGCAGGTTCCACGATAGCCGAAAGGCGGGAGATATTTATGCTGAACCATAAAAAAAATGAAGTTTTAAATATTGATATTTCTGACATCAAAGAATTGGCGGAGCGAGTCCGCCAACTGGATGAAGCTATTATTTTATTTGATAAGCACGTGCAAGATAATCTTGAGCAATTTCTTTTAAGTTAACCCCTGCCTCATCTGTGGGTTGAATTTCCAAAGTTTTTTTTACTTGAGATTTAATCTGAGATTTAACCTCTTCTGGCATGGCGCCCAGTAACGAACGAATGATCGAATCCTGCACAATTTGCTGCGTTCTTAAATCTGTAATTTGTCGTTGGAACGTATCTAAAAGTTCACCTAAATCTGAATTCATAAAGTCCCTTATCCAGAGGTAATCAGCCATCCCTCATTTTCGGTGTACATCCGTGCCCAAACACGGACGGGCTGAATACTCAACATAACCTTAAGTGTCTATCAGCAACATCCTGATATTCGATCAGTACTCACCTTAAGAGCTGCCGCCCGGTGGCCTTTTTTTTATATGGGCACAAGATGAGAGACATACCAGCAGAGCTAATAATCGAAAGCGTCGATGCAGGTGTCGGCGCGATGATCGACCTGTTTGAAGTCGACCTTCAGTCGTTTGGCGGTGACGTGATCCGTTTTCATGGCGGCACCAACGGTTATTTCAACGATGTCATATGGCAGGGCCGCGCTTACTCGGCTTACCCGATTTCCGTTGAAGGTTTCGAAACGAAATCTGAGGGAACGTATTCGCGTCCGACAATGAAAGTAGCGAACATTACCGGGCTGATAACCGGCATCAACCACGATTTCGAGGATGCTCTAGGTGCGGTTGTAACGCGCCGGCAGGTGCTGGTTAAGCATCTCGACACGGTGAATTTCCCAAGCGGCAACGCAAGTGCAGACCCGACTATGGAGGCTGTGTCGCGCTACGTAATTGAGGAAATGGCGGAGGAGACCTTCGAGACGGTGACTTACAACCTTGCCACTCCGGTTGACTGCGACAATGCAATCATCCCAGCTCGCACGATTCTGGCTGACGTATGTCAGTGGGTTTACCGAGGCGACGGTTGCGGTTACTCCGGTGATCCGGTTGCTGACGAGAAAGACAATCCAACCTCTGACATGTCGCGCGACAAATGCTCCAAGCATCGCAGCGGCTGTCGTTTTCGTTTCGCTAAACCAAGTGCGCTGCCATACGGCGGCTATCCCGGCTCGGCTAAGGTGTCCTGATGATTGAATCTGAATGCCTGGCATATGCCGCAAAGTCAGCAAATGAGGTGTGCGGCCTGATTATTGAAGGCATGCGGTTGTGGCGGTGCGCGAATGAACATCCCGATCCGGGGCGTAACTTCCGGGTAGGCGAACAGGATTGGCTTGAAGCAGAAGAGACGGGAGAAATCACTGCCGTTTTTCATTCTCACCCTGAGCAAAAACTGGTGCTGTCAGCTGCCGATCGTACTGCACAGTTGGCAACCGGTATCCACTGGTGGCTGGCAAGCGGGGGTGAACTACGCAAATTTCGTCCTGTGCCGCATTTGCTGGGCCGCAGGTTCGAGCATGGCGTGATGGACTGCTACACGCTGTTTCGGGACGCATACCACCTGTGCGGTATTGATTTGCCCGACTTTGAGAGAACCAACGGTTGGTGGGTGCGCGGTGAAAACCTCTACTTGAAGAATATGGCGTCCAACGGGTTTCACGAGGTTGGCTTCGAAGTTATTCAGCCAGGCGATGTGATTATCCGCCGCGCATTCCCCGAGTGCGACCCATGCCACGCCATGATCTGGCTTGGTGACAATATCGTCCTGCATCACGAAGTGCACGGCAGGCTTAGTCGCCGGGAACCGCTTCGTCAGATTCACGTACCTCTGATCCACTCCATCTGGAGGCATGAACAATGCTCATCTTTAGATTTACAGGGAATTTACGACGACATTTCCGCCAAATCACTTTAAACGTAGATACGCCATCGCAGGGGCTGCGCCTGTTGCTAGCTCAGTGCCCCGCATTCAAGCGCGACTTCTATCAGACTAGGTTGCGCATGCGCATTGATGGCAGCGACATCTCTGGTGACAACCTCGAATTCCACATGAACCGGCACATCAAAGACGGCGCTACGGTGTTGTTCGTGCCGATCGTTGAGGGTTCGATTTCTGCCGTGGCGGCAGCGTGGATTATGGTCGCGGTTACTGTCGCTTCAGTCGCCTATTCGCTCTATATGACCTCGCATATGAAAACGAACTCATCAGCGGATCAGGACACCAATTCCATCACCAACAACTCATTCACCAGCGCGGAGAACCGCACAGGGCAGGGCAGGCCGGTGCCGCTGCTTTTAGGTGAGATGGTAGTTGGCTCGAACGTAATCAGCCTTGGCATCGATACATCGAACAACCAGGACTGGAATATCTCAATTAGTTAAGGTGAAAGCATGGGCTCAGGCGGCGGCGGTGGCAGCACCCCAAAACTAATCGACGACAACCTCAAATCGAAGCAATTCCTCCGCGTTCTCGACCTCATCAGTGAAGGCCCAATCTACGGGCCGGTAGACCAGCAGCACCTTTCCTCGTTCATGCTGAATAAGACGCCGGTCACCGACTCCCTCGGCGGCACGACGATTAATGGTGTTAGTGTGGCATGGCGTCCGGGAACGGCAACGCAAACACCAATTAACGGCTTCAACGCCATTGAGGCGACAACGGTCGTTAACACGGACGTGACTCAGGCTACGCCTCTGGTGCGCACGGTTACGGACACTGACGTTGATCGCGTGCGCATGAACATCGGCGTGTCCAGCCTTGTGGAGCAGGACACCAAAGGCAATCAGCACGAAACGTCTGTGACGATGGTTATCGAAACGCGCTCGGGCAGTGCGGGTGCATGGCAAATCCAGAAGACCGTGACAGTTACTGGTAAGCAGTCTGGCGAGTATCTCGAAGCTCATCTGTTTAATGCTCCAGAAACGAAGCCGTTCGATATCCGCCTGCGCCGCGTAACAGCGGACAGTTCAAGTGACTTGCTAAACAACGGCACCATCTGGAACAGCTTCACCGAAATCACCGACGATAACCTTTCATACCCCTACGCTGCTGTAGCCGGTTGCGTGGTTGATCGTGACCAGTACACAGACACACCTTCGCGCACTTACCATCTGCGCGGGCTGATTGTCGATGTGCCGGATAACTATGACTCGATCGCTCGTACCTACACCGGCATCTGGACCGGTGGCTTCAAATCAGCCTGGACGAACAATCCCGCCTGGCTGTTCCGCGCACTGGTGAAGAATACGCGCTACGGTCTGGCACGCCGCGCTGGCTATGTTGATGTCGATGACGGCAGCCTGTACGAGCTTTCGCAGTTTTGCGATCAGCTTGTCGATGACGGCTTTGGCGGCAAAGAGCCTCGCTTCACACTGAATGCCTACATTACCGAGCAGAAAAGTGCGCGTGACCTGCTGGACGATATCGCTGGCATGTTCCGCGGCATTGCATTGTGGGATGGCATGCGCTTCTCAGTGATGCTGGATAACCCTCAAGACCCGGTTGCATCAATCACAAATGCGAATGTTGTGGACGGACTGTTTACTTACAGCTCTATGAAGCGTTCAGAGCGCTATAACGCTGTAATCGTCTCATGGACGGATCCGAACAACGGCTGGTCTCAGGTTAAGGAATACGTGTCCGACGATGGCCTGATTGACCGCTACGGCTACAACGAAACCACTATGGAGGCTTTCGGTTGCACGTCAAGAGGTCAGGCGTTCCGCACAGGCAAATGGTTAATCGAAACTGCTAAACGCGAAACCAAAAAGACAACCTTCAAGATGGCACGTGAGGCAATTCGCTTTATCCCGGGCGACGTTGTGGAGGTGCTGGATAACAACTATGCAGCGACACGTTTAGGCGGCCGTATTATCTCGCACAGTGGTACTTCCATTACAGTCGATGCGGATGTGTCTGAGTTAGCCGGAAGCGGCGATAAAATGTCGATCATGGGTTCAGCGGGTAAGTTTGTTAAGAACGAGATTGCCAGCGTTACAGGTCGCGTTATCCGCCTCAAGACAGCGCCAGCGTGGGTACGTGATGGCACCGTGTTCGTGATTTCTACTGACGAAGTCGCGCCGCGGTTGTTCCGCATCATGGGAATTTCTGAAGACGAGAATAATTCTGTTTATTCCATATCTGCGACCCTGTACGACCCGAATAAGCAGGCCGTAGTTGATGATGGCGCGGTATTCGATACGCCCGGCGATACGCTCAACGGTTATCGCGTGCCGAACATTGAGAATCTGCGCATCTTCAACGTGAATAGCGAAACCATTCAGGTTTCGGCGACGTGGGAGACTGCAACGCTTACCAAGAAAATTGTATTCGAGCTGTATGTCTATAGCATGGATGGAAAGGTGGTTGCACAGTACGAAACAGACCAGTTCCGCTATGAGTTTTACGGCCTCAATGCTGGCAGTTACACACTGGGCGTGCGTGGGCGCAATGAGAACGGGATGAAAGGAGCGGAGACGCAGGCTGGCCTGGTGATCGGCGCTCCTTCAGCGCCAACTTTCATACAGTGGACGCCCGGGCTCTTCTCCGCTGACATAGTGCCGGTGATGAACGTTACGGCCACAACTGACACTTCTTTCGAGTTCTGGTACACGGGAGAGTTGCCAGCACCTGACGCCGGAAGCATTGAAGACCAGGCTCGGTTTCTTGGCAGGTCATCACAGTGGACGCTGCACGGCCTGAAGGCTGACACTACGTATTATATGTACGTAAGAACTAAGAACGCATTCGGCGTATCTGACTTTGTCGCAATATCGGGCAAAGCGTCATCTGACATTCCAGGGATGATAGATATCATCGACGAAGCCATCCGCGAGTCCGAAGCATTCGACAGACTCACAGGGCAAATTGATACCGGCATTGAAGCAATTCTTCAAAACGCGCTTAATCTCGACTCCAGCGTTAGTCATCAGTTTAAACAAGTGGGCGAAGTAAGGGCTGATGTACTCACTGTGAAAACTACGATCGCTGATGTCGATAAAGCGATAGCTGAACTTTCCACGCGGGTTCAGGCTCAGTTTGATGGCGTTACTGCATCAGTAAATGAAAAGCTCACTGCAACGGTAAAATCAGATGGAATTGCATCGGCATTCTATGATGTCGGACTTCAGATTTTGCGAGGCGGGGTTTATTACAAAAGCGGAATGGCGATGGGCATTGAACCTGACGGCAGTTCGTATAAATCCACGATTGCTTTCAATGCAGATCAGTTTGGTATTTACACGGGTAGCGAGGCAGGCGGTTATCAACTTGCGTTTGCTGCTATCAACGGACAAGTATTCCTGCGCTCTGCATTTATTCAGGACGGCTCTATCGACAACCTTAAAATTGGTAACTATATCCAGTCTAATAACTATATTGCAGGAGTGTCTGGTTGGCAGTTGAATAAAGCTGGAACGTTTGTAAACTATGGCTCTGTGACGGGGGAGGGGAAGATGAAACAGGACAATAATACGATCAGTGTGCAGTCGGCGTCGGGCCAATTGATACAGTTAGGGCGGTTAACGGGGAGTTTCTAATGGCTGAATGGGGGCTAAGAATATGGGACGAAAATGGGAATGATGTTAACACCGGACTTGTTCGCATTCTTGTGCTAGGTACAGCCAAGTTAGCATCAGGTCAAACTTCAGGGGCTTGGTCATTCAGCATGCCACCTGGGTATGTGGCGGGGTATTTATTCCAGAATACATCTCCCACTGGAACGACAAATCGAAGGGTATTTAATATATTAAATGGAACCATATCACTTTCGCCTGCGGATGGTAACTACGGCGAAAATACTGAACCGTCTACAAGTGGTAATGTAATCTTCTATGCAAGGAAACCATAATGGCAAAGTTCGGAGCGTTACTTGAAGATGCGAAAGGTAATCCTTTTTATGTTGATGATACAATGCCTCTGTGCCTTGTAAACAAGATAACTAAAACACTGAATGTATCAAATACGATAGGAGGCGTGATACGCGTACACCCCAATGATGGGGCGGTGAGATTTATCTTTTGCAAGGGAAACAAAGCCGAGGTGAATTTCTATTATATACTTGACTCGACCTCAGGAATGTACATTGTAAATTGTAGTGGCCCCGGAGATTTTATTGTTGATGTGTATGTTTTTGGTTATCAATACCAGACACCTCCAGCCTGGGGAATGGCAATATGGGACGCACAAGGAAGATGCATTATCACAAACGAAACAAAAGTGCTAAGAGGTATACAACCGCAAGGAAATAATGGTGCAGATAGCGCTGGTTTTAATGTCGATACCACGCTAATCGGTGAGTATGCTGTGGCACCAGATTGTCTGGGTTACATGGCTGGTGTGATAAATCAGGGCGGACAGGTTTATCCCTTTGTTGCCCCTGCGTATACGTCAGCATATTTTAACGGGACGAGCACCAGGATAAAAGGGGCATTCAGAGGTGATCTCGGAGGAGGGGGGGCGAGTAATATTCAATATGTAAACCACAGGAATACAATAAAAGCAATAGATGTTGGTCTGTATTAGCTTGCTTGGTTAATTAAAATCAGTTAACTAACGGAAGCTTTGAGAGTAAGATAGGAATCATTAATACTAAGGATCTTGATTATGCTAAGGATTGCCAGTTTATTGTTCGTTATATTTATATTATCTGGTTGTGGTGGTTTTTTTGAGAAGCAAGAGCCTGCTTGCAATGGAGTTGCATTGCTTTCAGGTCAGGAAACAGTAGTCCAAATTTACGCTGTCCGTAAGTGGGCAAACCAGACCCAGTATAAGGCCGGATACCCATTCAACTGGCAGTGGGTAAATAAAAATAACTTCATTCGTACTACATGCGAAAAATAATTCGCTCTAACAACAGAGACCCGGCCACCGTGCCGGGTTTTTTATTATCCGGAGAAAATTCTATGCCAGCAGGCACTATTAAATTAACAAATGGCTCAAAAGTTGTGTCAGGGATCGGCACTACTTTCACTAACGAGCTAAAAGTAAATGACTTCATTGTTGTTGTTGTTGGTGGCGTTACTTACACACTTGGCGTAGAGACTATCACGTCAAATACTTCGCTGACACTAAACACTCCCTTTGCAGGGCCGGCGGCGCCAGGGCTGGCGTGGAGCGCTGTCGCTAATCAAGCGCTTGTTGGAATCACAGCGCAAATTGCAGCTGACACAGCAAGAGCAATTCGCGGACTTAATCATGACAAAGATAATTGGCAGAAGATTTACAGTGCGAGTGACAAAATTACTATAACTCTCCCGGACGGGAGCTCTTATACCGGCCCTGGCTGGAACGCTATCACTACAGCATTAAGCAATAAAGCTGATTTAGCGAGCGGTGCTGTTGCGATTGTGCAGGGCGGAACCGGGGCAAAGACCGCAGCTGGCGCAAGAAGAAATATGGGACTTCTTGCGCCCGAGGACGTTTCGTGGATACCCGTCACACTTCAAAATGGATGGACTGTTACGCCGGGAGGCAGGGCTGCTTATAGAAAAGTTTTGGGATTATTACAGCTCGATGTGACAATAAATCCAGGAACGTCTACAGACTGGACTTTGCTTTTTTCATTACCTGTTGGGTTCAGGCCTCCATTTACTTTTAACCAGGTTGTTTTCAGTAATGGTTCGAATACTACAACACCGCCGCGTGTATCAATTGGATCAAACGGAATTGTATCCTGCGTTAACATATCATCTGGCGCAGGAATATCTTTTAATATCACAATTCCGTTGCAGTGAATTCTTGCTCGTGCGACAGACCCTCTTTTTTAGCATGTTTTTATCTGATTGATTTTTATAATGGTTAAAAAGAGGGTCTGGACGAGGAAATAAGGTAAAAAGCTAAAGAAGTAAATGGGTTAGCGCGGTAAGATAACGGTTTACTGCCGCACAGGCAGCTTAGAAGTTTATGCAGACGAAATCCAAGCTGGCAGAACGGTTTACTGCCGCACAGGCAGCTTAGAAGACCTGAGCCGAAGTTGTAGCTGCAATTGCGGAGTTTACTGCCGCACAGGCAGCCTAGAAGTGATAGTTGTCGCCGCCAGATCATTGCCCTGACCTTCAGGCACAAAAAACCCGGCGCGGTGGCCGGGTTAATCTTTAGATGGTTTTGATGAGGGGAAAAGCCCACGTATCACACCCAGGAAGGCCGCAAAAACATTCAGTGTTACCGCTGTAGTGATAGCAATCATTACTTCCTTAGGGAATAATTCAAATCCAAATATTTTTGCGTATCCATAACAAAAAAGAAGTATTGACCACCCATAAAGCGTTTTCCTAACGACTTTATAGGCCTTTTCTCCGAATTTGTCTCTTAAAGCCCTATCAGCTTTTCTATCCTCAACTTCTTCATTTAGAAGTATCAGGTCTTTTTCACTGGATTTTTCTTCCCGGACTCGTTCGCCTGCAGGTGGCTCGTCGACTTGAGAAAGAGTCTGGCCAGTTGGTGATGCCTCATTAGATAGCTCCGTTGTGTGCGGCGGAGCTATCTGACTTAATATGTCCTGATTAGTCTGCCCTGACATGGTTATAAATCATCCTGGTTACTGGGGTTTGGGTTCAGGGTGAATGTAGTTTGCCATGTCTTCATAACTAATTATTGACCCATCAGGGCCACGCAAACTCCATGCAACACCTTCTGCATGAGTCATAGCAGACAACTGTGTTCCAGAAAATTTACCGTAAACCTCAGTAATGCGATCAATCAGTTGATTAGCCGCAGTATCGTTAGGGTCAACTTCAGGCGTTATAAGCCTGATGCCATTACCCTCCGGAGAGGGAACCGCGCGTGTCAACTTATTGGTTATAGGCCTATAACCATAATCTTTAAGCTCATGATACAGCGAAGTTATCACTGGGCCATGACGCCACCGCGCGAAACTATCGTCTATAAGCGGAGTTCCGTCATACAACTTCAGGAACCATGACTGCGCATAAAACAATAGCTTCTGGATCTTCATGGGGGACAAGTCAGGTATTTTTCCTTGCCTAGCCCTTTCAATGAAGGCATTAGCAACCGCGTTCGCAGAATAAGCCATGATTCGCCTCCTTTGGGTTTAAATTTAGACAATGCCATCCAGTACCAGAAGTGAAAACTCCCAGAAAGCACTGTATGGATTTACAGTGATTGCTCAAATTTGATTATAACACGTGGAGAGATTTTAGGTAGAACTAAAAAACCATATATAACATGGATTTACAATGAAAGGTGTCATTCTGTATCACTGCGTTTAACTCAAAATGGTTGAGAATGCAACAATCTAGCTGCGCATGTTTTTTTAGTCAAAAAAGGCCGCATTTCTGCGACCTCTCATCACGTCACCCGAACGCCTCTTCGGCCACCGGGCTTTACCCTATGATAACCCAGGCTAATGAGTTAGAAATTATGGTGATTTAATCAGGCTGGATGAATGAACAGGAGGCGTACGCCTTTGGATAAATCTCACCATAAATCATCGCCCTGAAAATTCCTTCCCATTGTCCGATTGATCATTCTCATTAGCTGATCAAACAATACTGTATATCCAAGCAGTATTGAGGCGGTTACTGGTTAGGCCGGACATACGAAGATGATTTCAGGCTGGAGAATGTTTACTGCCGTGCAGGCAGCTTAGAAGTATCATTACTGTCGATCCATCAATCCATTGACTCCGTGTTCACTGAGCTTGTCCAGCATCAGCATGCCGTTGCTTTCCTGATTTTGAAGCTCCAGCAACTTGTTGCGCATATCATCGAGCAAAGGCTCGATTGCACCACGTTTGCGAACGACCTTGCTGATAACTTCTTTCTCGAAATCATAGACGGCCCTGTGTACAGCCGAGGTGATTTTCATGATGCGGCGACATTCCTCCCCCAGCGCTGGCAAATCTTCTACAGAGAATGGCTGTGGCGATGACCTTCCGGTGGCAGATCGCAGGCAGTACCAGATACCTGCATTCCACGACTGGTCGAACTTCATTCCATTTGTCATCATCCACACCAGGCGCTTGAGGTTATTCATGTCGGAAGGTGCCAGTGGTTCTGATTGCGGACGCTTCTCATAGCGGCCAGTTTTGCGGATCGCAGGCAACACTTCGTTAAATACCCAGTCCTGGAATTGTTTTGCTTCTGGCTTGTTGCTGCGGAAGATGACGCGGTAGAGGTTGGGTTCGTTGACGTAAACCAGCTGTTGTTTGCCGCCTTTCGTAGGGGTGTATGTTTTACATATACCCTTCTCATCAAGCTGTGCCGCTAGTTGGCTGACGTTTTTAATATCTAAAACTTCACATACGTCTTTCAGGCAGAACCACGGCTCACCGTCGATTACCTGAATTCGTACATCATGGGATTCTTGGAATGAAAATGATACTGGCTGGATAGTTAATGCTGTCATGGTAATGACCTCGTGTTAGTGAGACTTACACCACCTTCGAGACCAATCTTGGGTGGTGAGTTGTGCAGAGTTGGTCTTACCGGCTAACACGAACCCGGCGCTTCCGAAGAAGCCCCCACACAACCCACCATAATTTTGATGTGATCGTGCTTCGCGCATAAAAAAACCACGTCAGGCGTGGTGTGCGCCGTGTTAGATATCCGGGAGACCAATCCCGACAGCCGATTTTGCGGCTGCACGGGGAATATAGCCCCGGATATCTAAAAGAGTCAAGATGAATGGGTGAGGTGGAGAAAGGGAGATTGATGATTTCAGACTAGAGAATTGAGGTGCGTACATAATTGCGTACATAAAGCGAGGCTGTCAATTAAGATGCCAGTAATGGCGGGCGTTTCAGGGCTGCGTCTCATAATCGTGGAAGAGAAAAGTTGGTTGTACTGGCTTATCTTTCACTGTATTTAATTACCCACGTTTGATGAATTATCTTCATGATTTTGCTGGTGTTATAAGTGATAACTGGTTTATCTACCTGAGTCTGTACCTGTTTGATTATTGATGCGTTGGCGAGTTTATGACTTATTGAGTGCATAAAATCACAATCAGGTGAGTACAAAATAGTATTTTGGCTATCAGCAACACAAACCTACCTTCCATCTATGGTAAACCATATCCCTGCGCATCTGAAATAACTGATTTGAACGGGGGCGGGAGTCAGCAGGAACTCCCGAAGATAGAGCAAAAAACACACCATTTACTTCACATATTACAGCCTTTGCAAGGCGTAAACAGCCTGTCTGAACTTGTATAGCGATCCAATTTACCCGCCCCTGGCAACACCTGCAACCTTTGGTTAAATAGTAGTAATGGCGTATCTGAAGTGAATATAAAGACCAAATATGGGCAGCACCACGCAGAGCTTAATATTTAAAAAAACCTTAAAATATTGAGGGTTTTATGATTTAGAAATTTCCTGGTGGGTGGTATGTTTATGGAAATTTTACTATGAGGTTTACCATGCATCGCAATGATGTTATTGATTCATTCAGAGCAATTGCTATATTTCTTGTTACCGGGTTTCATATTTCAGGATGGGCGCTATATGGTTCCGGTGTCGTATTTTCTGATATCTCAACATTTATCAACTATGGTCAATTTGATGCCATTGGAATTATAGGGAATGGTTGGGTCGGTGTAGGCATGTTTTTTGTTATATCCGGATACTGTATGGCCAACTCCGTAGCCAGAAGATTCTCTCACGGAATGAGCGCCAAAGCTTATGCTAATTATGCGTTGAATCGTCTTATGAGAATCGGGCTACCTTACTATGTGGCTATTCTCGTCTGGGTTATCTTAATCGACCGGTTTGGCGTAACATCCAAATCTACAGGGATAAAAGATATTCTGACGCATCTGTTTTTTGTACATAATACATCAAAAGAAACGATGTACTCTATCAGCGGCGTCTTTTGGTCACTGGCCGTTGAAATGCAGTTCTGCATGATACTACCTTTGATATTCATATTTTTTAAATCATCAGCTATGCGCTGTACAGCGCTGTTGTTATCATTGGCATTCACTGTAATGATAAATAAGTTTTCGAAAAGTATTCTTTTGACGTGGAGCATTGCTTCATACCTTTATCTTTTTCTTCTTGGCTGGTTTCTCGCACTTCTCCCAAATTATTTCAAGATAAAGTTTGCAAGTCTTTGGGTGTTATTACCCGGTTTTATCGCTTTCAGTCTTTTGATTTGCTATAGAGGGAACAATTATGACATGAATCTCAAGCTGTATGAGATATTAACAGCCACTGTCTTTTCGATCTTTATGATGTCGTGTGTGATGAGATTTAGAAATCACAAAAATAATTTCATCGTCAGCATATTATCGTTTATCGGAAGATGTTCATTTTCAATTTACCTGTACAATTATATCTTCTGGTGTTTAAAGCCAGGAGTTAACAGTGTTACAAGCGTGCTTGGTGCTTTCTTATTCGTCATCATCATCGGTATTGCCATGCACTTTATTATCGAAAGAAACAGTGAAAAATTAAGGCGTTATGTATTCAGTTCCGGCACTGACGTTCTGAAGTTGATAAGAAGATGA